GTGGCACTCACGGACACTGCAGCCAAGCAGGCAAAGGCAAAGGACAAGGCCTACACCCTTCCAGATGCGCTCGGGCTCTCCCTCTATGTCGCGGCAAGCGGCGTCAAGAGCTGGCACTTTCGATTCACCTGGCTCAACAAACAGGTTCGAATTTCTTTCGGGACTTACCCTGAAACGGGTTTGAAGGAAGCGCGCGCACGCCGAAACGAGGCGCGAGAAGATGTGGCGAATGGGTTAGATCCGCGCAACACGAGACGGGAAAAGAAGGCCGAACTGATCGAAGCCGGGGGCCGCACCTTCCGCCGTGTCTATGACGAATGGCTGGCTTTCAGGAAGGGAACAATCTCCGCTGGCACCTACCGGGTGATCAGCAATGCCATGGAGCTGGATGTACTGCCCGTCTTTGGCGAGCGGCAGATTGATGCCATCAAACGGGCCGATGTCATCGGCCTGATCCGCCGCGTCGAGAAGCGCGGCTCCGTGGCTACAGCAGTGAAGGTTCGTCAGCGGATGAGCCAGGTGTTTAGCTACGCCATTGCCACCGGGTTGATTGAAGTGAATCCGACGGCCGAGATGCACGCGGTCACCGAAAAGATGGGACAACACAAACCCCACCCGTTCCTGCCGTTCAGTGAGATGCCCAGGACCATGGCGTTGATCCGGGATTGCGCAGCAGGGCATCAGTTGCGCACCGCCCTCCTACTGATGATCTACACCGCCTCGCGCCCGGGCGAAGTGCGGCATGCCGAATGGTCGGAGATCGACCTCGATGCCGCTATCTGGACAACACCGGCGGCCAAAATGAAGATGAGGCGTGATCACTCGGTTCCGCTTTCAACTCAGGCTGTCGAACTGCTGAAAAGCATGCTGCCGATCACCGGCGGCCAGCGCTACGTTTTCAGAAACCGCAACGTCACCACAGCGCCAATCGGTACCAATTACGCGAACAACGTTATGGACTCATGCGGTCTGACCGGCAAACAATCACCTCACGGCTTCCGGCACCTGTTCTCCACCGAAATGAACGGCCGAGGCTACAACCGTGACTGGATCGAGCGCCAACTTGCTCACGCGGATAGCAGCTTCATTCGTGACGTGTATAACCACGCCACCTACTTGGAGCAGCGCCGGGAAATGATGCAAGCCTGGGCGGACCTCATAACACCTGCCCGCAACGGGGCGTAAGCGCCCGTCTCCGGTGTCCTGCCGACCGAACTTAATCGACCTATCGCAGTAGTGAATTACGGAGACATCGCTGGTAATCTCGCCGCCACGTTCGCCAGCATTTAAGGGATGGAGGCGAAAATAGAAGCCCCGAAGCCGCGAACCTTCGGGGCTTTGCATCTCTGCATGGGAGCAGAATTACACCGCGATTCTACTTTTAGGCCTCTGATGAACATTATCAAACACGAATCAATCATCGAGTCGGTCGCGCTCACATCCGACTGTGGCAACTATCGTTTCGTTCTTAGCCGCGTATGGGATAAAACGAAAAAAATAGGTGCCTTTCTGTGCGCGAACCCATCGATGGCTGACGAGATTCGGAACGACATGACAGTCTTCAAATGCGGTAATTTGGCTGCGGACTGGGGGTGGGGCGGCTTCCACATTCTAAATCTCTATCCGAACTACTCGACAGACCCATCCGGTGTGATCCACAACAGCCAGGCAGATGACTTGAACGAACAGCATGCTCGGAAGATCATGGCTGGCGCGGATGTCGTTGTCATCGCCTGCGGAAACGGGCATGAAAAAAGATTGTCTGAGTTAATACGCGACATCCCTAGAATTAAGCTGCATTGTCTACGCCGTAACATAGGTGGTGGATATCTCCACCCGTCCCGCATTGACCCGAAAGATTTTCCACGGACAGTCAAAGCTTTCGAAGAGTAGGCCTAACTGGTCATTCACTTGAGATGCGGTGTGCTGCATAGATTTTTCAGGCACATGGCAAACAACCCCACCAACACGCCATTGATGCAACAGTAGTGGGGAAGCCCGACTCTTCAGAGTGAATTCCTCTCCCCTGACCTCCTTCAACCCCTGGCACCCCATGCACGCAGAACCCATGCAAGACCCTTTGTTTTGGCTGTAATCATTGGCGCTCGCTGCAACCGAATGCCCAGAAGTGCTTACAAGCGCGTGAGAAAGTCACGCAAAAGTCACGCACGCCTTTTTGGCCCCCTCCCCGGCGTCCTGCCAACGAACACCAATCCCTTCATGCACTATTTCCCGGTGCTACGCTGAAATCTCCACGGAGGATTCGCGATGCCAAACTCAGACCTGCTCCCTTCCCTGCTGTTCAAGCTCAACGAAAACCAGCTCGCCCTGGAAGCCGCCATCATGGAGCTTTCGAACTGGGTCGAGCAGCGCGGATCGGCCGATGTCGCCGACAACGTGCGCGGTGCCCTGGAAGCCATCGACAAGAATGAAGAATTTATCAAGATGACGCTCGCGGTGATGATGACGCCGGAGTGACAGCCAGCAGTAAGCCCTAGATCTCAAATATGCAGAGGTAATGAGTAATTTACTGGTGCGCGCGCGACCTATCAGGACAGGCATATCGCCTTTTCGACCCTTGTCCAGCAGGAGAGTCGCACTGGAATATAAGTGGTACGGTTGGTGGTGGAGTCGGGGAAGTGCCAGTAGAGTGAGATGCAATCTGAACGCAGCGAATGAAAAATGGCACTTAGGGATTTTAACTAGTAGAAGTCATATGACAAATATAGACATATAACAAAATTGCAAAATCATGAATTAGGATAGCGCACTTACCTGTAGACTAGACATTTGAAACATTAGATCTTAACTTCCTCATAACAATCAGAACCGCACATGATTAACAATGAACTCCTTACACATCTTGACGCAACAGATAAAAAACTTTTTAAAAAGAAGATTAAAAAATACAGATCTTCAAAATTTTCAGGATTAACAAGAGAGCAGCTTTCGAACCGAATAATGGACGTACTATGTACAGAGTACTCCAACGGTTATCAGTCGTTCGCGATGCAGGCTAACATCCTAAACATTCCAACAGAAACAGCTTTTTACAGAGTTCGCTGGATTGATCCAACCGAAAACCCGCTTAACCCTAAATCGATGCTAGAACTAGGCTCAGCATGGATGCCTCCTTCGGAAAGAGTCCAGTCAGGGCGTGTGAACAGAAAAGGCGAAGCTCTGCTATACACCGCAACAGCCCCTGCTACTGCCTTGGCTGAAGCTAGGATTAAAGACGGCGATCTGTTCGCACTGATTATTTATCAATCTAAATCAAGCTGCAGATTGAACAGTATCGGACTGTCGCAGGATAACAAAAACGAACTTAATATTTCTCGCAGAGCAAAGATCGAAGCTCTAGAGGACTTCCTCGTTTCGGAATTTTCCAGAGACTCAGGATCCGAAAGAGAACACATCTATCTTGCCTCGGACATCATCACGAAAGACTACTACGACTACCCAGAAACCATAGGTTGGAGTTACAAATCGGTTGCAGACCCTACTGGAGTCAACATCTGCTTCAAGGGAGAATTTGCAAAAGAATATCTAGATGCAAAAATAATAGTCATCGGAAAGCTTCAAAAAACGAAAAGCGAGCAATATATAAATATCATGTGCTCTTGTATTTTAGATAAAAACAATACTGAGCATGTATTCAGCACCAAACACAAAGGTGGCCCCCTGCCGGGACTTCAAAAACTACATAGTAATCAGCTTACTTGACGCCCTTCGGGGCGTTTTTTTCGTCTAGCATGAACAGTGTTGGCGGCAGGCTGCTCAGAATCGCTCACAACCCTTCACGATACGATCAAATCTCTCTACACCACCACGACTGCGCATACAGGCAGCCGTCGATTTCCTCCAGGCCGCTGAGCGTGAAAGCGTTGGTCGCCATCCCTGAGATTCGCGCATCGAGCAGCGGCGGAAGCGGTACCGCATCAAGCGGCATGCCTGCCGGGCGGATCTCGGCGATATCGCTGGTCCGGTTCAACGGATCGCACATCTGATTCCTGATGTTGATATCGGCACGAATGCCGCCAGTTTGCCGGATCGCCTTCCAATCCCTGGCAACACCCTTTTCTCGCATGCGCGTGATGATGAAGTACATGACCTTCTCGATACTGGATAAATAAACAGTATCGTAATCGAACGCCAGGCCTTCAATGAAGTGCTGCCGATCGGATCAATCCGTCGTAAGCCTGCTCGCAAGTCACTCCCCGCGCTCTGGCTTGGTCAGCAACTGCAGCCAGGTCTCCCGCTCGCTGATCAGCGCGCTTGAACACGTCGGCAAGCACAGCGGCGGCACGGGCAGCTGCCTTGCTTGAGGCGGCAGTGCAGGTATTTCCGCCGGTTTCACTGGCTGCGAGTCGACGGGCAAGGCTGGCGGCGGCGAGCTGCACGCCGTCAGCAGAAGCGCGAGCGGCAGCAGCATCAGCCGTCGCTTGATCGATAATGCGTTGTCCATCTTGAACCGCCTTGTTGATTGACTGTTGGTAGGCTTGCTCCCTGGTGCGCGCAGCGACCTCATTGAGCGCCCTCGCCTCGGCATCCTGGGTGTCACGGGTGCTCCATTTTGCCTGCCACTTTTCATCCGTGACCGTCACGCCGTGGTAATAGGCGCCAAACAGCGCCCCAACTGTCAGCCCCAGCGCAGCCAAGTACGGAAGGCCCCGCAGCCAGATTGGTTTCATGGCACATCCTTGAAGAACAAATGGTGACCGAGTGCCAGGGTCAACTTTGCGCCTTTCACCCAGGCCGGCGCCTTGGGCATGGTGGTCGCGTAGTAATGGGTGGCACCGCCAGTGGGATCCAGCACCTTTCCATCGATCACTTGGTCAGCGGCAATCCGCGCCTGGGCCAGTTCGCGAAAGGGGATCTGCCGCGCGCCGCTCAGGAACGGGAAGTTCGGGTCGTTCCTGTTCCAGCAACTGAACTGGTACGGCTTCTGGCACACGCCGGCATAGCCCTCGCCCCACCACGACTTGGCCTTGCCGTCGTTCACTCGGTTGCGGATGGTCCAGGCCACGGCGATCTGGCCAGCCAGGGATTCGCCGCGGGCCTCGCCCCACAACGTGCGGGCGAGGATGTCGCGGTCTTTCTCGGATACGGGCATCACTTTTCTCCGGGCAAAAAAAATCCCGCTCGATGGCGGGCCTGTATTGCGCTAAGCGCTTAGGCTTCGTTGATCTCGGACGCTTCGGCACTCACCGGCAACGGGTACCGGGCTTTGATTGCGGCCACCGAGGCAAGCCACTCGGTGTAGTCAGGCTCCAGACCTTGCGACAGAGCATCGTAGTCAGCCTCCAAGCGCAGCGGATCTGACTCGGCAAGGTAGGCGGCCCGGCGCGCATTGAGCACAGCTTCAAGCTCGCCATTCTTGCGTTCTTCCAGCTGCTGCTCGGCGGTGATCATTTGGCTAAAGTCGATGTTCATTCTGGAAGCCTCACATCACCATCTGGCGGGTTAACAATGTCGCTGGGGAAGCGAACCGCGATACTGGAATCCGCGTCGCAGGGAATTCCCAGGGCGATAATGAGGTCACCATTGCGACGGGTCACATCACCCACCACATGCTGACAGTGAACCGCCGACCAGGGCAGCACCGCCCCCTCCGGCAGCTGCCGAAAGTCGAACGACTCGCCGTTGATGATCAGCACATCGCCGGTTTTTTGAACTGAAAGCGGCGCACGGCCGCCCTGCGGTGAAAGCTTGATGATCATCAGAACCACCTTCCTATTGCTAAATACCGGCCACCGGAGATTGTTTGAGCGGTCGGACCATTGCGGTAAACCGCCTTGGCAGACCAGTTGGCCCTTGAGTTATCTGTGGTGTAGCCATACACATCAAGACTTGATTGAGGTGTGCCAAAGGCCTGATAGGTGTAGGTGGTGTCGGCAAACAACACCGGGAACACGCCCAGCGGCGACACCGTCGCGATGGCACCGGCGGCAACGGTGAAGTCCGCAATCGGCCCCGTACAAATCAGCCGGCCGTCTGCAAATTTCGTGGCCTCACCATTCGCGTTCACCACCTTTTCAAAAATAGCGCCGGAAGGTACGCCGCCGCCTTGCGAGACGGTTCCGAGAATGGCCGCGACAGCAGCGGCGCCCAAGCCCAAGCCGGCACGGGCCAAAGCCGGGGTATTGCCACCGGTCCCGCCTTTGGCAACGGGTACCACGTTTTCGACAGAGACCGCGCCGAGCCCGGCCAACGTCGCGCCCCATTGATCGACCAATTGCCGTAGGCGGTCGGCGGACTCTTTCACGTAACCCTGTACCGGCACCAATGAATACGCCCCGGCAGGAGCGGTAGCACCTTGATAGGCGGGGAGAATCGAAAGCACCGTAGTGCTGGCAATGTTCGAGACTTCGTACCAGCGCCCATCCGGGCCTTGAAATGCGTCACCTACGCGCGCGTTGGCGGCAAAGGCCGTACCGGTGCCGGTCACGGTGGTGCTGCCGCTGGTGACGGCGACTGTTCCTGATCTGTACCAGGGCATGGTTGTTCCTTATCCGAAGGGAAATGGGAGGTTTGCAGTTCTGATGATCAGTGCCGTTGGGAGCAGGGTTGGAATGTTCTGCCACTGATAACCGTTCACGGCTAGGATCTGGGTGTCGTAGGTTGACGCGGCAGAATTCGCCATCATGAAGGTTATAAAGCCCGTTCCCCCATATACGCCCTCAACACACCCCGAGTTTGATGCCTGGGCAATAGGACTCAGGTCAGTGCCGATTGTAAGACCACACCCACGAGACCATGGCAGGTGGGCCGCGTACTCGACGCCAGCAGTTAAGTTGTAGGTGAAAGTGCATTGCGCACGGGGATAAATGATCCTACCAGATGCACTAGTCCCCACAGTCTGCAGCATCTGGTTAGTACCACCAGTGTAGGGGAGGCTGGATGGCGCGGGGGGAGGCTGTGTCCCAATGATGTTCAAGGCGGGCTGGAGTGAGTTGAACGTGCAGTTACCCGAGGTATCAAACGTCTTCAGGTACGGAGACCCGGCGATGTTATCCGCCATCAGGTCAAAGCAGTAGTACTTAGTCGAGGGGCTCGCATTGACATAGTAGAATGTAATACTTGTCCCCGACTGCGTGGACCCATTCAAGCAGCCAGGCCCGACCAGGAACACGATGGGTGACTTGAAGTTGGCCAGCGTGAACCCGTGCATGATATCGAGTGAGTTGTCGTTTGCAACAATCTCGGTAGGTGCCGTCCAACTTGCACCATCGTTCTTATCTAGCCCAGGCGACTTGAGCCCCCTCCGTCCCCAATTGCTGATGTAGGCAAGGTTCCCGCTCTTCACCAACCCATATGTGATCTTGCTGGTATCGAAGAGCAGGCTACCGTCCAGCTTCTTAACGATCAGGCCAGTCATCAGTAGTACCCGTAGTAGATTCTAGCGTTGGCTGCGAAGAAGCCCCAACCGTTTGTGGGAAAGGAGTAGACCCAGGTCAACGACGTGCCCGATAGAGTCACGCCGGGTATCTTCCCGTAGAGGCCTACGCTCACGATGGGCACGACGATGAAGTATGCGGTCTTTCCAGCGGGGGGCGCCGGTATGGTTGTCCCACCATTTATAGCGCCCGTTGTAACCGACCCCATTGTCTGGCTGATGTTCATGGTCATATCGACCATTACTTGATCAGCCGCGTTTTTGATTGTAATTCCCGTCATTGCTATAGGCTCAAGTCAATACCAAGTACCCCATTAGGATGGTAAAACTTCAAGGCGTTACTTGTGAGCTGCATCCTCCCCCCGCCATAGGTTCCGTTCATTTCAAAACCACCATCCTTGTTGATGATCCAACCACTTGTGTTGAACACATAGTTGTTGGACTGAATGTAGTTACCAATCTTGGCGTTGGTAATGCTGGCGTCCTGAATGAAGGCCGAGTTCATGAACACCTGACCACCAGTGATTGCAAACGGGGAGGACAACGTGCCATTGATGCCGTTAACCACGGCAAACAGATCCACGCTCACCAGGAACTTGCTTTGCAATCCAGCTGGGCCGTTCTCAATGCCCAGGCCGATGCCCGCCGCCACATACTGACCTTGGCTGTTCAGCTGCATTTTTACCGACCACATCGTGCGGGCCTTGCCGTCAAGCGATACCACCGCCTCACTGACTGTCTGCACGGCTGCGTTCGTGCTGCCGATAGACACTTCCAGCTGTTCCGAGCGCCGCGCCTGAGCTGTATCACCGTCAGCCCTGACGCGGGTTTCCTCGGCAAACTTCGCCGTAGATCCCCACGCCTCCAAGGCGCCAGCCAAAGCGCCCTCAGCATTATCATCCCGACCTACCGTGTAAACAGCCTCGACGGTTGTCCGCATCGAAGCCACCGCCGCGTCGGCATCAACCTGAGCGTCTTGTACTGCTTTGATCTTTGCCTTGTGGTCGTCAATCACCAAGTCAATCGTATCGACCCTTCTCCCCAACGCGTCATCACCCCCAACGCGGGCCTCGGACTCAAAGCCAATGTCTGCGGTATTGCTGCCAACCTTTGCACTCAACAACTCCAGGCGGCTCGCTGATGCAGTGCGGTCGGTGGCCAGCACCGTCTCCAGAGTACGGATTCCGGCTTGGTTACCTGCGACCTGCGCATCGAGCGTGGTCAGGTGGATGGTTGTTGCCTCGCTTTCCGTAGCGCGGGTTCGCACTTCCTCCGCAAATTTCGCGGCGCTGTCCCACACATTCAGGGCCCCGGCCAAGTCCCCTTCCCCATCATCAGCGCGGTACGACGCCTGCAGTGATTGCAGGGAAGTCGACGTAGCCGTGACCTTGCCGTCTACCGTGGTGATGTCGGTTTTGTTTTGGTCGATCTGCACCGCCTGGGCGTTGACCGTCGACACGATGCCGCCGATGTCGAGCCAGTAAGTCGGATTAGGCGGCGCATTGGCCCCGCCAGCGTTAGCGGGCACGGCCTGAATGGCGATGTACAGGCGCTGCCCTTTGCGCACGTTGTCGTCTTTCAGATAGCTTTTCGTCGGCACGTATTCCAGTGCGTCTGTGATTTGGTCGATTCGGCCGTCAAGTTCATACTTGGCCGCTTCAATTCGGCCATTTACCGACTCAGGACCGTCGCCGGAGATCTTGTCGATTTCACCCAGCAGATGCTCGCCAAGTTCGGACTCGGTAATCTGGCCGGAAATCATGTCCAGGATCGGGCCGGCTTCAGAGCTGGCCTGCCCCATCACGCCGGCTACCACCGGATAGAACGGGCCGATGTTGCCGATCCGGTCGACCAGGCGCGCCCAGAAGAAGAATGTGGTGCCCGCCAGCAGGCTCTGCATCGAGTAATCGCTTTGCGGGTAGGCAAGGTCTGCCAGCTTCGTTGCAGCGCCAAGGTTGTTGGCCGGGCCATACCAGAGCTCCGTGCGCTGCGTGTCTTCGGCGCCAGCCGGGAAGCCCCACTTCAGGCGAATGCCAAAGAGCAGCGCTGTCGCGGTCAGGGATGACACCGCCGGTGGCAAACCTGCTTTGCCCTTGAGGTTGGTCAGGATCGAGTTGCGCCAGATCGACGAGATGTCGAAAGCGCTCACCGCGCGGACGCGGGCCACATAGGCGCCAGCATAGATACCGGTAGTGTCGACGCTGGTCAGCCCGGTGCGTTGCACTTTGATCCAGTTGCCGCTGTCCTTGCGCCACTCCACGTCATAGCCGACCGCGCCGGGCACCGCCGGCCAGGTGATCGTCATGGTGGCGACGGCAATGCCTTGGGAGATTACTGAACTTGCAGTCAGGGTGACGCTCGCCGGCGCCGGTACCACCGTGATCGGAATCACGCTGATCGGCCGTTCTTCGAGACGGGCACCGGTGTCGATGAAGGCGAACTTGCTCGGCTCGTACTGCAGCGCGCTGATTTCGAAGTCGCCCTCGGCCGTGCGCCTGGTCCGCAGCACGCGATACAGCGGGATCGCCAGGTCATCGGCGTCCAGTGCCCATTGCAGTTGCGGCAACGGCGGCTCGCTGTAGCTGGTGGTCACGGTCACCGCGCGGCCGGCAACGCTCTGCACGGTACGGCCTTCGGCACGGCCACCGGGCAGGTTGATGATCAGTCTGTCACCGGCTTTGGCTTGGGTGTCGCGGTCGAGCGTCACTACGCGGCCGGTCACTGCCGAGATGCGCCCGCCCACCTCACGCCCCGCCAGCAGCGAGTCAGCCACCGGGATGATGTGGCCAGGCAATGGGATCACACCTTCCATGCCGGTCTTGAACGACACGGTGCGGTCCTGGTTGTTGCTCAGAATGGCCCACTTGCCGCGGCGCTGGGCCTCGGAGGCTCGGGTGCAACCAATGGCGCTCAGCTCGGTTGGCCGGTCGCCATAACGACGCTGCAAATCCAGGTCAGCGAACGGAATGACGTCGGTATCGTAGTTGTTCGCCGGGTTGTCGTAGCTGACCAGCGCTCGGGTGTAGCGGGTCTTCGCCGACGCGCTGCCATAGGAAAACTTGCCGTCAATGATGTTGGCCCGGGTGAAGACGTAGTCGAAGTCCTGCGCGCGCGGCATATCTGCCTGCATCACCAGCTGGCCCTGAGCCCAGTAGGTCATGCCCCGGTAGATGCCGGCGATATCGCGCAGCAATGACCAGGCATCGGCCTTGCCCTGCAAATTCATGTCGCACAGAAAGCGCGGTTCGGTACCGCCCAAGCCGTTCGGCACTAGTTGGTCGCAGTACTGGGCGATCCGGTACAGCTCCCACTTGTCGACCATGAACGACTTGATGCGCTTGCCCAGGCCGAAGCGGTCTTCAGTGCACACGCCGTAAGTGATCCACGCCGGGTTATTGGTCCAGGCCGACTTCATGCTGCCGTCCCAAGTGCCGGCGTACGTGCGGGCGACCGGGTCGTAGTTGCTCGGCACCATCCAACGCCGCGCCTTGCACTTCACGGTCACGGCCGGGATGTTGGTGAACTGCTCGGCGTCGAACTCGATGTAGAGCAGCGCGGTGTTCGGGTAGCGCAGCTTGGCGTCGATCACTTCAGTGATTCCGGCGATCAGCATGGTATCGGCGATTTTGTTGCTGTTCTGGTTCGCGGTCAGGCGGCGCACGCGGAGCTGCCAGCCGGTGGTGGCGTGCGGCAGATCGATCCGGCGCGAGCGCTCGTAACGCGTGGTGGTTTTGCCGTCTACGGCATCAGGGTAGACCTGCTGATAGGCACCGCCGTCGGTGGCCACATCGATGGCGTACTCGATGCGATAACCGCCCACGTTGCCTTGATCATCCTGACGCTGCAGGGCGGGCCAGGCGAAACGCACGCGCACAGCCGACAGCTGGGTGTTGGTGATCGAGCGCACCCATGGGGTGCCGCTGCGCAGCTCAACGTTCAGCGAGGTTTCGTTCTCCACGGACGGAATGCCCGGGATGTAGGTCTGATCCACCGAGCCCGGTCGCCAGTCCCACTTCACGTTGGGGAAGTTGTAGTTGCCGCTGGCATCGCGGATCGGCGTGTTGTCCAGGTAGATGTCGTAATCGGTCGGAGTACCGTCGAACTCGCCCTCGCCCACAGCGATTAACAGTTTGGCCAGGTTGGTGGAGCGCAGGCTGTCGCTGGCTTCGATCGGCGACTTTGGCTTGCTGCTGCCGCCCTTCTCGCCGTGGATATCGATCTGTTGTACTGCGCCCATGCTTTCCTCCAGGCATAAAAAAACCGCCTCTCGGGCGGCCTGCTGACTGTGTGTTGATTACGTTTTGTCTTCGGCCAGGATCGAGGCGGAAATGATCATGCCGCCCCACCGGCGCTCGCCGATGCAGATCGGCACGGGGTTGCCGCTGGCGGTGGTGTTCTTGGCGCTACCAAAGGCATAGGACGGGGCATTTTCTGGGGATGAACTTTGCTTCAGGCCGCCCTGCTGTGGGCTGAGCATCTGAATGACTCCGCCTGCAACCATGGCGACACCAGCGGGAGCCAATGCCTGGAAGCCTGGGATGAACGAGGCCGCGATTAAAGCGGCGCCCATGATGGTCTGAAGCAGTCCGTCGCGCTTGCTGCCAGAGATCACCGGAACTATGCGAATTTCTTGTGCGCCGCCGAGCGAGAAGTCTTTCTCTGGCACGTTTTTCCGGTTGCGGAAAATGGCAAAACGCATACCGAGGCGCTCAAGGTTTTTTATAGCCTCCTCAAACCCATCCAGCGTGCACTTCAGCGCCTTAAACGCCTCTCCGACAGATTTACTTCCAAGTTCACGGTAGTGCTCTCGACCGAAAAGCTTGATCAGCGGACCGGACAGCAAAATGGTTGTCATCGATTGATTGGTATTTGCGATTCTCGTCACACTTCCTCCAGGCAATAAAAAACCGCCCGAAGGCGGTTGCTTTTGCACCTCTGTCAGAGGCAATTTTTAACAGCAGACTCAATCTCGGTACGGCCAACACCTGGCATCCATGCAACGCGCTGGTAGAAAGAGATCGAGCTCCCTGTGGGAGTGTTCTTGATTTCCAGTAGTTCATCTGTGAGCTGTATAGAACCAACGACCAGGCGGTAACCGTCTTCCGTTTCTGACATCACCGAATCGGATCTGGCGTCCTGCCAGCGAGGAAATACACACAGCGCATACTGCTTCGGCGTTTTCTTCGTGACAGCACTCACTGTCGGGGTATTTCCTCTTAAATCACTTGGCGACACACACCCCGCCAGCAACGCAACAGCCAACGTTCCTACGATCAATTTCATGCAGGTCACTCCTGTGGGAAATGCTGCACGATATCACTGAGCATCACGGTGACGCAGCACAAGGCGTGTCCGGTCGAGCCAGGGCCCGCCGAATACAATGACCTCCGATGGCCTGCCGTACAGGTGGTGCAACAGGAAAGGACCAGGGCCGAAGGTCGCCGCGTCCTCGCCGGACAGTGCCGGATCGCTGCCGAGGAAAATCCCGGCATGGTTCGGGTGAACCGTCCGCCCCACCTCCATGACGATCATATCGCCGCGCTGGGGTTGGTCGACCCGATAGAAGCCAGCAGCCGCGTAATTCTCTTCGTACAGGCTGGCATTATCCGTACTCTCCCACCAGCCATCCGCGCGCTTGAAGGCCTCGAACTCAAGCCCCCACTCGCGCCTATACCAGTCAGCACAGACCTGCCAGCAGTCCCAGGCGCCGTGCACGAATGGACGCTTCAGCAACGGCACATCGCCGCTCGGCATGACTGTACGCAGGTCGCCCTCGGGCCAGCTCAGGATGTGCCACGGCAACGCCGTCGCCTCGCACATGGCCAGGTCGCGCGGCGACGGCCGACTGGTCGCGTCTGGATGTGAATGAACTACGCCGATCACTTCGCCGATATCCTCAGCCGCGGCGTATTCCTCCGGTTCGATCCGAAATTCTTCATTCGGCTCGGAAGCGACATTGCGGCACGGGTAGTACTGCTGTTTGCGTCCTATCGCCAGCAGCAGCCCGCAGCATTCTTTCGGGTACTCGGCAGCTGCGTGAGCCTGGATCGCGTTCAAAATGTACTTGCGCATGGTCAGCTCCGAGCGATCAAGGAAACGGCGGGGAAGCCACCGAACGGCAGCGGGTTACCTATTCCAAAGCGTGGCTCGCACCCCTTCCCGATGGTTGCATCACACTCATCCAGCTCCGGGTTGCCGGTTGGCACGCCATCCTTCGTGACGTAGCCACCGATATAACCGCAGTTCGGTCCCCGGTAGCCGCCAGTGAGGCACCAGTGGCACAACGTTGTGGCCTGCCGGCCAACCGACTCGCCGCCGACATCGCCCGGGCTGGCCAACTCCCAACTGACTGTCTCGCCGTCCTCGTTGGTCTTCTGGTCGATGTACCAGACCTCGATCGTCTCTTGAGTTGGATCTGCTGTCGGGTTACCGGCCGGGAAGTTCTGCGCATCCAGATACGTGCCCAGCGTGTGGCGCATCGTCAGCTTAAAATCCGCAAGGTCTTGGAACGCCAGGCAAAGCGCGGTGATGCGCCCGTTGACGTTGCCGACGGACAACGTCGGCCGCACTGCTGTGCCGTCGCCATTTGCCTCGATGCCGTCGATCTGCATCGGCCAGGCGCCGTATTCCACGCCCTGCCACCAAATCGCTTTCGCAGGCAGTTGATCGGCATCGGCGCCGGCGGCGATCAGCTCTGTCTGCGTGTGCGGGATCGCGTGACCATGGAAGCGCAAAACGTCCGCACCATAATCCGTGCCATCCAACTCAAAGAGCAGCACCTCGCTGCCAGGCTCAAGCACCTGAATGTCACTGATCAGCGGCATGGTTGCCCCTTATGGTTGGAATGCACGTTCGAACGTGGCCGTGAGTTTGAAAACTCCGCCACCCATCGGTGTGGGAGCGGGATTTTTGCAAGTGAAAAGGCCGAGCTGGCCGAGTGGGGTTGTCCAGAGAAACGCCTTGGCTCCCTTGTGGCGATCGAAGAAATCCATGATCTCCAGCACCTTTACTTTCAGGCCGGTGAAGGTGATCGGGTAGGAATCCTCTTTGTTGTTCGGGCCGTCACCAACGTTCTGCGAGTAGCCATTGCCGAACTTCGAGGTCCGCACCCGATAGGTGATATCGGGTGTTTCTCCCCGCTCGGTTGGCCAGGTGAATTTCTCGATGGCCATCAGCCCCTCCCATTTGTTAAACGCCAGATTGAGCCACCTGGTTGAAGCGCTCGGGCAATTGCCGTTTCCGCTTCGGTTTTGGCCGCCTGTTGGATGCTTTTCCCGAGCTGATTTGAGGCTTCTTGCGGTATCGCACCATCCCCCCCAGTGGTCTGCACTGAGACCACCACAGGAAAGTTGTACGTGTTGCCACCACTACCACCAGACATCGCGGCCAGCGCTGGCCTGCCGCCAGGGGTCAGCGGCGTGACACTGCCGCCATTCGCCCCGGTCATGAGGAAAGACCGGCCGCCCTCGTTGTACAGCTCCGGGCCCAGTTCGTTGACTTCGTATAGCGAGTTGGCCGCGACCGGGCCGCCAGACGCTCGGTAGCCTGAAAAGTCGACATTGGAGTAGCCCGCCTGCGAGGCACCAAGATTCGACGACGTCGCGCCGGCAGAACCAGCAGCCAGCCCATTACCGGAGCCACTGCCAACAAAATAATTGGTAGCTGTACCGACCAGGCTGCTGAGCAATGCCGAGCTCGCTTGCCGCGTGGCGATCCGCGCCATGTCAGCCAGAATCGACTTAGTGAAATCGGCAAACGACAGCTTGCCAGTCATGGCGAAGTTGACGACTGCGTCCTCCATCGAGCTGAAGGCATTGCCGAATAGGGTTTTCGTCTGGCCGGCAATGTTGCTTGCCGAATCCAGGTAATTGGCCCACGCCGAAGTCGCGCCTTTGGTCCAATCGCCCTGCGCCTTTTCCACGTCCGCATAGTTCTGCCGGATTTGGTCTGTGGCAGCCTTGTTCGCGTCGGCGAGAGCCTGCGATTTGCGGGTGAACTCCTCTTCCGACATGTTCCGCGACGGGTCGGACTTCTGGTTTGCCAACTCCAACGACTGCTGAGCGAACCGATCTTGCTGGCTGTTCAGTTCGTTGTTGAGTGCGTTCTGGCGATCGCCCTGACCGACGCCGAGGACGGCACGCTGCCCTGCCAGTTCCAGCGCTCGCTGCTGCTGGGCCAAGGCCTGAACGTAGGTCGTGATTGCCCGCTCTTGTCGGGCAAGGCGCCCTGTCTCGTTCGTGGCCAAGACCTCGAGCTGACTATCCGCATCCTTCTGAGCTTTGACCATCCCGACGCGCGCATCGGCGATCTTCTGATCCAGCTGGATGCTTTGCGCAGCAGTGGTGGTCTTCTTCGCCTTGGTGGCTTCCAGTGCGGCGATCTCTGCCTCGTAGGCGGAGGTGATTTCGTCTCGCTCGTTGCCAATCAAGGCTTCGCGCTTCAGGGCATAGTCGGCCTGAGAAACAAGCCCTGCCTTCTGCACTGCGTCCAGTTCCTTCTGGGCGTTTTTGTACTCCTCGCTGATGGCTGCCAGGTTGTTCTTCGCGTTGTTGTACCCGGTCAGATCGACCTGCGAACCGGCCGCTTTCGGATCCTTGAACTGGTCGTTGATGTTCGCCAGGTTCTTATCGATGGCCGCTTGGTTTAGGCGCGGATCGTTCGGCGCCACCTTTCGGATGTCTTCGAGCTGCCGCTTGTACTCCTTGATCGCCTCAGTGCGTTTCTGCTCATTCGTCCATGAAGATTTGGTCAGGGCATCGATTTTCGCCATCGACGAGACGGCATCACCCTGGGCTTTCGCCTGTTCCCCTTCCCATTTGGCGATATCTGCTTCCGCGGCCTTCTGATCTTCCAGCATGTTGAGGCGATTGCGCCGGAACTCGATCAATGCGTCCTTGGACTTTTGGCTTTGGAACAAACCATCCATGTTCTCTGCGTCACGGAGGTCGTTCTGCGCGGTCTCGATTTCCGCATTGATGTCTCGTCGTCCGATGTTTTTCAGCCCATCGGCAGCGCGGGCAACTGCGTTGTAACCCTTCTCCCAAAAACTCAGGTTCTCCAGGATTCGCGGTGTGCGCTCGTTGATGGCGTCCGCGTACTGCTCTGTCGCCAACTTCACAGCGCCCGCGTGATCACCCTGCTCTTCCAGTGCCGCGATCTGCGAGTAAACCGAAGCCGTCAGGTAGTGGTATTGCTCATTCAGTGCGGCAGATGCCTTTACTGGATCGTCAGCCAACTTGGAAAACTCGGCGACCGTCTCGCTTATGGCCTTGCCGGTCGCTTCCTGCATCGACACAGCGGCCTGGGTGATGCTCGTGAAGCTTTCACCGGCGATCTTGCCGTTGTCGGCCAGCAGTGCCAACACGGCTGCCGCTTGCCCGGTGGTGCCAACTGTTGCACTGACCTGACGAGCCATGTCGCCAAGTTGCCCAGCACTCACACCGGCGTAGTTACCGGTCAGGATCAGTGACTTGTTGTAGCTGTCTTGCTCCTCGCTACCTTTGTAAAACGCGTATGCGAGACCACCGACAGCCGCGGTTGCCAGCGCGAGCGGTCCGAGGATAGCGAGCAACCCTGCAGCTCCTTCGCCCGCTCCGGCGCCCAACTGAGCGACCGCACGAACACCGCTACCCCAGTCACCCGAGGACAGTGCATTGCTCAACTGCACGACGTTCTCTTGCGCCTGGCGAGTACCGAGGCGAAGTTTGTCGAAACCGGTGGCGGTCTTTTCGAGCTTGGCGTAATCCTTATCGATCTTGCTGAGTGCCGAGTTGTACTGGTCCTGGCTGATGCGCCCGGCGTCGAGGTGTTTCCCCAACTGCTCAACCTGAGTGTCCAGCTTGGCCATTGCAGCGCGCGCCGGGTCTATCGCGCCGAGCAGGCTGTTCAGGGCCTTCTGTTCATCCAGCGTCGACTTCGCCAATGCCACCTGCTGCTTATCCAGCTGGGCGCTGATCTTGGTGAATTCAGCTTCACCATAGGCACCGGTTTGGGTCAGCTTCGCCAGGCTGTCACGTTGTTTGGCCAGTTCCTGCGTGGAGGTCGCGCCTTTCGAAAGCGACTTCTCCAGCGCCTCCATCTCCTTCATCAGGCCGACGGCGGACTGCTCAGCGCGATCACCAGCCTTGGTAAGCTTGTCGAGATCGGTCGCAGCGTTGGCGGCATCAGCCGAATCGACCTTGATGCCGAGTTCTGCAATGTTCATCGACTCACCTTGAATAATTGCCCGCTCTCACAGGTTGTTGTCGCGGGCTTCAGCCATAACCGCGATGGCTTCCGACTCCATAACGCGGATATCCTGAAACACACCGGGGCGATCCTTCGCCGGGATGCCGACGAGCTTCATCACATTGAGCAGAACGCCGTAATCGAGACCGGTTGCGCCGCACGTGCCGGTACGCCACTGAGTCCCCATCGAGTCCATGACCAGGAAAGACGGCCAATTGTCCGGCCAGACTTCAATGGAGTCATCGATATCTGAAGGAGAGAGCCCAAATACCGAAAGGACATCGGAATCAGTGGTCTGCTCATAGAGCGCGCGTGCGACGTCGGTCAGTTTCCCAGGCGGGCCTTACCGAACGCCTCGCTATAGGCCTTCACCACGGCATCCGAGACGCCGATGCAGCTCTTCACCAATGCGGTGATGGATTCGTCGCTGAGTTTGTCGGTGAAGCCCCAAGAAACAACCAGGTCCTTGATCTGATCAACGCCCTGCTCGACTTCTGCGGCGGTAACCTCAGACAACGTCGGCTCAGTGCCCTTGAAGCGCTCGCCGATGGCTTCTGCCCTTTCCTTCCAAGCGTCGAACAGTTCAGCCAGCGCCGTGCGGTCACGGTATTTGAACGTGAACGGCACCACGGCCGGCTTGCCGCCGACCTGCGGGATAGCTACGTCGACAGTGAACGTCGGCTTCGGTGCAATGGAAAACTTCGCCATGAGAATTCCTTACGACAGGTAGCGGGTAGGTTCAGCCTGCAGCGCCAAGTTGACGGTGCGGGTGAGCAGGTTGTTACGCGACACCGCCGGCTGCTTCGAGAACGAGGTGTACGCGCCGTAGAGAACGGTATCGGTACCTGGAAGGTTCATCCGTGCAGCCTGGATCTTCTTACCCGCATCTGCTGCGAGCAGCACAGCGTTGAAAGCTTGTGCCGGGTCATCGGCAATGGTTAGCGCCATGCTCGCAGCAGATTTATCTGTCGGGATTTGCTTGCCCTGGTCGTCTTCGAGGAAAACCACGTCCAGGTAGTTTTGCTCTCCACCAGAGAACGCGACGTCAGTCACTTGCGGGATTTGCACCCAAGTGAGGACCTTCTTCAGGGTGCCAACACCACCGCCAGCCGGATAGACCTGGATGTCGGACGTATCGATGCCTTCGAGAGTGGTCGACGTTGCAGTGGCCGTTTTTACTCGCACTACACGGTTGTTCAGGCGGCTCCAGCCAGCAGTGACCAAGACGATGTCACCTGCTGCCAATGTGCTGCCTACCACCGTGGCAACTGCTTCTGTGGCATTGGACATCGCAGTGAATGGCAGCTCGGCGGCGTAGGTGGCACCGTGCTGGATGGTTGCGCCGTTGGGGAGTTTGTAGCCCATTGGTTTTTCCTCTTTGCAGATATGACAAAACCCGCTCAATGGCGGGTTCCGGGGTTGCCCAACGGGCAGTGATTTAGGGAGATTTCACCCTTCCGTATCCAAACAGGACGTCAGGGTTTCGCTGATCATTCGCAGTTTGTCGAAAGCGCTGTCGACATACATTGCCGCCTCCTGAGAGCCGGGAAGCGGCGCTTCGTTGGCGGTCCAGGTCCCACGAATCTTGATGTTTGAGTAGTCAAACAATCGCGTTCCAGAAGTATCGCTTACGGTCAACGTGAACATGATCTCGTAACTGAGTGGCGTACCCATTGTCATTGGGACGACGAAAGAAACCTGATCTTTGCCTTGGGCGGTAATTTTGGTTTTTGCCGAATTTAGTAGGGGCGTACCGCTAATGCCCGGAAGATTTTGGGCGAAGCAGAACTGTAGGGCATCACCGGATGCTGGCTTAGCGGACCGCTGAATTTTTACCCTGTCGACGGAGTAGCTACCGTTCGGAGCTTTAGAAATCGAGACCCCCTCGGGTGCTGCGGAGTACGGTTTTTGCTGAAGGCTGGTACAACCCGAGAGATATATGCCAGCGATGATTGTTATGGCCAGTGCGAGCTTAGTCATGCGTTGTCCGTTTATACGCGACCTGAGGAAGCGACGAACGTAGCAGGTAGCCATCATTGGGTCTAGATCTGTGAGACAGTGTCGGATCTGTACTGGAAGGACACCGGCAATGTGAACGCTGTGTCCTCGGTCTGCTCGGGTCCTGGCTCGACCGGTGTCATGACCAAAGCTATGAGCCCACCGCGGATCAGGCGATCGTTCAGCGGGTACAGCGCAGCAAGCTCATCGGCAATCGTTTCGGCACCAGCGGGACCATTGCCGGTCGGCGTCACGATGCTGACTTGGAACACGCCGGTGTAGAGCCGGTGCGCCCCCGCCAGGTCGTTGCTTTCGGTTCCGGCAGGAAGCAGGAACGCCCGCAGGTAAGTCTCACCGTTGTTCGGGGTGAATGGAACGTTTTGGTAAGCGATGCGCAAGGGTGGCGTCCGGGCAGCGGCCCAGGCTTTGAGGCGCGATTCCAGCAGCGAGCGAATAATCTTGTGGCTCATATCTGGTTGTTCCTGATGGCCTCCAGCACGATCTGCTGGAAGCGGGCCACGGTGATGCGGACCATGCCGCCCGGTGCTTGGCTCGAGTGTCCGAACTCCAGCGGAATCGCGTACGGCAGGTTGTTGATGAGGTAAGCGGTCTGTCCGGCCGTGAAGTCGCTGACCGCCGAGACCAGAGCCGCGATCGTCTCTTGGCCTCCCGGATCAACCTCATCAAAAGTAACGTTCTCCACGACATCAATCGAAAGATGCCAGTTGGCCCGGAACCGCCCGCCTACGTATCCCTCTGGCGCAACGATATCCATTCCATCGTTCAGCTTGCGACCTGGCTTGAGCCTACCTGCTTTCGTCAGGTTGGCTGGGTCGCTGCGTAGGTTGCTGTTGTGATCGTCGACGGCCTCGTTGTACTGACGGGCCACGGTGTTCTGCGCCCATAGTTCGGGATTGCCCACGGGTGACATGCGGATCACGCTGCTGCCGACCTCGATGATGATCTCGCGCAGGCTCGCGTCGATGGCTTCCGTCGCCTGGGCCGCGAACTCGGCTAGGCTCAGGGCGAAGCTGCCGGACTGGCCGGAACCCGCTCGGCTCACGATCGCACCTGCAATTCATAGAGGATCGGCGTACCGGCTGGATTGATTTCTTTCAGCGGAGGAACGATTGACCAGGTGCGACCTTGAATGATGACCTTGTTCAGCAGGTCAGGCACCCACGCCAGCCCCTCCGCGGCGATCTTGAGTTTCTTGTCGCCCTGCTTGATGAGGCTGTTGTTCTGGAACTCTTGGCCGGTGAAGTCGAGCAGGATGCCTTGTGCGGTCTGCTCCGTGATGGTGTCAGGTGGTGCGGTACCGGTTTCCGGATCGTACTCACCGACTGTGATTGCCCGGATGGTCACGGGCCGGCCGAACTCTGTGATCATCTCCAGAGCCATCACGGCCATTTCGTCGTAGAAGGCCATGAGGGCTCCGTATGCATCGGTCAAGCGGGACGGTTAGTATCGTCCCTCCAAGAACATGGTTAATGGAACAGGAAGTCACGATGACGAAAGAAGAGCAGCATGCCCGCGAAGTGATATGCAAGATGCGCAGTTTCTGCAACCAGGCCAACGAGTTAATGGCACTGCACAAGCCCAGACTCAATCGCCTAGAGAAGGACGAAATGCAGCAGCGTTTCAGATTGCTCAAGGAAGAAATCAAGCGACACGCCAAAACCGGCACTGTAGATGGTGAAAGACGTGCCCGCAGCGAATGCGAGGAGTTTTACTTCGAGCCAGCTGTGAGCACAGCGGCAGCCAACATTCTTGTGAGCGTAAACGCCGACCCAGCAACGCAACAATGGTTCTCCTGCGTCTACGGCATCAATACAGATATTGGACATCTGCTTTCCCAGCTGGAAGAGCAATATCCTGACTAAGCCCTTACAGCGAACAACCCTCTTCGCTGAAGGTAATCAGCAAACTGCGTGGCGCTCGGCCGGTCCGGCGCCGCCGGCAACAGTCGGCCGCTGGTGTTGGAGATCGTCGCGTACTCACGAGTCACTGCCCCTTCGACACGCTCCAATGTCACCGCGCCTTTGCGCTTTTCGATTGGGTCGATATCGTCCTGATGAATCTCGGCGGCCAAGGCCATCTGCCCGTACTGGATCCGCGCCGGCAGGTAGTTATCAGGCTTGATCTCGTAATCCAGTTCAACACCGCGGCGCGGCCAGGATAGGGCCTGCTCGCTGTTGGACTTTCGCCCTTTCCATGTCATGCCATCCATTGTCAGCGCGGCCCGGCGCAGCAACGCTTCCTGTGCTGGCACTTCCACCGGGATGGTCACGCCGAACTTACCGGCGTACATGACCAAGTCCGCGGCGCTCGCGTAGCTTTCGGCGTCTGGCTTGCCGGTGCCGTCCTCGATGATGAGTGTCATGCGTCAACTCGCTGGAATGGTTTGAAGATTGGCCGCCGGATCACCGACAGCCAGCAGTATTACTCCTTGGTCAGCTCGGCGACGAGCTTTTCCAGGGATTCTTTCGAGGCGTTGGCCCGATACTGGACATTGGCTTCGTCCAGCTTGGCCTTCAGTTCGGCGACTTCCTTCGCGTCCGCGCCTTCCAAGCGGGCTTTGTCGGCCTGCTGGAGAAGGTCGTCCACCTGCAGTTGCAGAGCCTTCGCCTTTTCAGCTTCACCGTCACGCTCACGGATGAGGATTTCCACGCCGGCGTTTACCGCCTCGAACACCTGAAACAGGCGGTCAGCGATAGGACCAAGTTCGCCTTCGGGGCGCGCCAGCTCTTGATCAGCGAATGACTCGACGATCAGGCCGACAGACTCAAGCTCGGCGCGGAAGGCGTCGATATCGACACTGGAATTACCGCCACCGATCAGCAGCACAGTAGGCAGTTCCTTGATCGTCACGTCGGGCACTTCGTCGGCGGCATCATCACGACTTTCGGTAGCGCTAGCGTCGATGATGCGCAAGCCATTCGCCTTGGCCAACGCCTTCACGTCTTCCCGGTATTGGTGGAATGGCCCGGGCAGATACCAGATGTTCTTGTTGCTCATGATCATGTCCTCGCCAAGCCGGGCACTGGGCCCGACTCAGCTGTCGGGGTTACTTGGAGGCATCACCGATCAGAGCCACACCGGCGGTGTGCTTGATGCTGGTGGCAGTCTTGTCCCAGTTGGTACCGGTTGCCAGTTCGGCGTCGGTAGGCGACTTGCCGCCGGTGGTGGTGTCCCAGGTGTAGCCCTTCAGGCCCAGGCCGAAGGTGTAGTCGGTCTGGAGCGTGGTTTCGATACGCTCCTTGCCGTTGACGGTCTGGACGTTGCTGATGATGTCGCGGCCGTCGTGAACGAGCGCAGCGCCTTGCACCAGGGAAAGGATGATCTCCTTGTTCGGGGTGCCGGCCTGCATCAGCGCCGGGGCATCCGTCACAACGGAGATTTTGCCGAGGATGTCCACCACGCGGACGTTGCCTGCCTGGAACAGCTGCTGCTGGTTCGCCAGGTTTTGGCCGACCAACTTGTGGTAGCTGGTGCCCTGCATCACCTGGGTTACCAAGTTCTGACTGGCGTCGCCGAACTTAGCGTGAGCGTTGTTCAGGCCGGCGTAGGTGATGCCGGCGGTAGCCGACACATCGTTGACCGCAGCGGCCTGGGCGGTGATCGCAGCAACCAGGGCAGCGATTGCAGTGTTCAACTGATCCTTCAGCAGGATTTCAGCGAACGCGCGGCTCGCAACTTCAACACCTTGCGCGGTTGGGCGCTCCAGCCAGGTCATCTGCGATGGCTCGTAGCGGATCGGTCCGAAACCACCGGCGACTTTCACCGAAGTGTTTTTCAGTTCGGTCAGATCGGTGGCAGCGACAGCGGCGTTGGCGCTGTAGCGGTCAACTCGGCGCTGAGCAGCAGCCAGAGTCTGGAAGAACGACTCCTGGAGGAAGTCGCCAGTGAAGCCGTCGGGGGAGAGAACGATTGCGCCACGGCTGGCAGCGTTGAAAGCGGCGAGATACTGATCCAGCGTCTCGAGAGTCGCCGGCATGATGTATTCGTTGAAAACCTGCATTTGCGACAGGGACATGAGTTATTTCCTTACGATTGAGGGAGATCTGGGAACCGGTTTGCGATTGCAGTCGTGCGTTCCTCTTTGGTACCGCCGATTTTTCCTTTCGGGGCCCCGCCCCCACCACCTGCACCGTTGGCCCCGCCACCCGATGCTTTGCTACCCGCGATCAATGGCGCAAAGGCCACGTCGTTTGCGAATTCTGCTTTCAGCTCATTCAGCGTTGCCGCCGAGAGTTTTCCCTGCTGGTCGAGCACGACCACAACAGGCTTCCCGTCGCGCTGCTCGACGCTCAGACGGCGCTCGATGTGCGGCAACAGGGCTTTGGCGCTGCCTGGAATTGCCAGGGCAGACGCGATGTCAGTAGCGGTACGGCCGACAGTTAGATCCCGGATCTGGTTGCTCAGCGTGCCGCGCTCCTGCTCCAGCTGGCCGCTCAGCTCAGCTTCACGACGTGCGTACTTTTCGGACCAGGACTTTTCCAGTTCTTCGACGTTGCCGGATTTGCGAGCGGCTTCTTCGCGCTCATGCCGGGCCAGGTCTTCGGCTTCCTTGCGCGCCTTGTCGGCGGCTTTCTTCTCGTCCAGAAGTTCCTGGACCTTGGACTTCAGGCCAGAGACATCCTCAGGCTGGGGCAAGCCTTCAATACCGAGGACAAACTTTCCTTCCTTCTCGGTGTAGTGCGATTTAACGGAGTCATCGAGACCGTCCAGAGTGTCCAGCTTATATTTCAAACCCATTTGCTTGTCTCCCAGAGACGTGGTGCAGGCCCTGCCTGCGGGCATAAAAAAACCCCGCTAGTGCGGGGTTTGTGAGTGTTATCACGATTGCCTGTTCGTTATGTCTCCAGGCCATCGGGCATGGAGCGATGACCTTCTATGAAGTCAATCACTTCGCGATCAACCGGGACGATGAATGTTCTCGTACTTGCCTCAACGACTATTTCCAAATCCGGAAGATCGCAGTGGTCATCGGACCTAGAAATAAAATTTGAAAAATTTCCGCAGCGGCCCCTATCAGCGGTTATTGGCAAAATTCCGCCGTACTCAAGTGTCTTTGGAAGATCTCTCGAAGAGACCAATCGCGCCCTTCCGTCCAGCTTTCGGGATCTCAGGTATACGGCCAGAATATGAACACTACGATCTCCTACGGAAACCAGGTTTATCCTGATTTCTCTCGCCTCAACACCCTGCCTAACGTGAATTTGCGGCAGGCTGTCCCTGCGCTGTTTGTCGGCGAGATAGATCGCTATAACTGCGGCTGCAAGAGCCCCAAGACCCGACACCCAATCCCCTACCGATCCAAGGAAAGTCTTCAATATTTCAGCGGAGCTGCCGCCTCCCTCGAACGATACTGCAACCGTCAATCCGGCAACAAAGGCTGCCGGCAGACCAAGCACGGCCATGACAATGACGACGACCAACAATTTGTTCATACCATCCCCTTAATACTTCAAGGAATGGATTCTAACTTATGCGCGCCCGCTCAAACGCCAATGGCTCAAGGGCTTTCATCTGCACCAGCGTCAATGGCGCAAAGTTGCGATCAAGCTGCAGCTCGGAGAACCGTTCGATGCTCAGGCCTCCTTCACGGAAAAGCTTGCCGCGGATCGGGCCGATGGCCTTGTCCTGAAACGCTGCCGGCTGCTGCTTGAGCCAATCGTAATAGCTGAGGTCCGCCCTCACCTGCTGCGCTCCAGCATCACCGATGGATGCCCGTGTGGCGTCCTTGGCAAACAGCGCGCTGAAGCGGGTCACGGCAACAACGGTCGAACGACAGTTGATGTGAATCGGCGGCCGCAGCCCCTCCGTCAGCTTGAACCTGCGCTTGTCGAGCGTCCGGCATTGACTGGTGGTCTTCGAATCCAGGGTGCTGACCCACTCCACCGCCTGCACGACGTCGGCGTTCTCTTTCAGAGTCTCCATGCGTGCTTGGGTAGCGACGTGTTGCACCGCAGTTCGCACCACGGCGCCGGCATTCCGGTTGGTCGTAGCCAAGATGCCGTCGTTGTACTGGAGCGCCTTGGTCCCGCGGATGTTCTTGATGATCTGGAAGTTCGTCTGACCTTCGAAGAAGCCCTGCCGGATCGCACCAGTGACTCGCTGCCGCTCGGTAGCTGTGAAGCCATCAATGAACGACTTGAGCAGCTTGCCGCCGTCCGCACCGCGCACACTGAGCGGATTGGTGAGGATTGCCGCCCTGATTGCAGCAGCGCCTGGCACTGCAGCATCAAACGAGACACCCACCGGCGCCGCTCGGGTCAGGCTCGTTGCTTCGAACTCGGCCTCATAGTTCGCAATGTCGATCAGGTCGAGGTTCAGCTTCTCGCTGTACCGGTCGAAGATGCCCAGCAGCAGGCTGTCCACCTCGCTCAGCAACCGTTCCAGCCGCGCGACGGTGTAGTCCGTTAGGTCAGCCCGAGTCAGCCGATCGCGGATCGAGCGGTCAATCTCCTTGAGGAATGGCCCGAACTTCGCGACCTCACCGGACTTCAGCTGTTCGAGGAAAACCGCGTGGCGAATCGTGGCATCAAGTATCGCTTGGTTTGCCGCCATTCGGGATTACCTCTTCGTCGTCCAGGTCGGGACCGGGATTCTCGGTTTCCAGTTCGTCGCGGATCTGGTCGTCGGTCTTCTCGGGATCAATGACCCCGCGATCACGCAGGTACTGCCAGAAGTCGCCCGCCGGCAGCTTGCCGCCCTGCACCGCGTTGAACAGTGCGGACAGTATCGTTGCGTCCAAGGTGATCTGACTGAAGTCCTGATTGAGCTTGTAGAGCGTTTCACCCGGAACGTTCACGAACTCAGCCATCCAGCCCAGACACTGGCTGTAGGCCTCGCTGACGTTGCTCACCACCAAAGACAGAACGCTGTGTTCGGCGGCGCTGTCGTTGTCGGCCTGGGTCGCGGTCTTTACTGCGCTGCCGCGTTCAATCAGCCGCGCGCCAAGCGACACCATGTCCTCTTTCTTGGCGTCCATGGCTTCTTTGACGAGCGTATTCGGCTCAGGCTGAGCAAAGCCGCACGAACCGTTAGCCGGAAGTGTCAGCGGAGCCCGAGAGCCGACATAAATGCCGTTCGCCTCCAAGTGATCGCGCCAGGCCTCATCAAGCCCGGAAATCCAGAACTGTGGCTGACCAGAGAACCACACCGAATCCTCGTAGTCCGCGCTGTTGCAATAATGGCCGATGTTGAGCACGGCCATGTCGTAGAGCGGCGAATCGTCGATGCTGGTGTCGTTGTTCTCGCTGCCCAAGAACTGAAATGGGATCAGCTTCCACGGTTGCCCAAGACCATTCAGCGGCGTGAAAGGCGGAGTGATCATCGATGTTTCGCTGCTGCCTTCTTGCCAGACTTCCTGCGTATACACGCCGGCATCGTCCAGGCGCAGCACTCGATACTGCACAACCTGTTCACTGCCGAAGCCATCATCGGTGTCGATGTCCACTTCTTCGCGCAAGACAACCAGACTCAGCAGGTGTTGACCACCGACCTTGCGAGTTTTCCAGTTCCTGATTGCCTCTGCTGGGTAGCTGGCAACACTCGCCCGGGCACGTCCCGCCTGTTCGTCAGCTTTGCTCACAGTGCCGGCCTCGACGGCGGCGTAGTCCACCAGCAGTCCGTGACGCCCGACTTCCAACAGATGCCCGATGACCGATTGCGACTGCTGATAAACGCTAACGCCCTGCCCGTCGATGTCCTTCGACACGTAGTCGAGAGCGCCTGGAACAGTCAGCGTTGGCCAGGTGCGGAACACCGCGCCTACCAGACTGTGTTTCGTCCGTCCGGTGGCGTTGTAGAACACGGCCCGCTGCTTGTAGCCCTTGTACCGCTCAATGTTCTCCTTGCTGATATCGTGCGGATTCGGCTTCGGCAAATAAACATCGCCTCGGGATTTGACCGTTTCGGAGCCCTTGCACACGTCGCGCACCAGCCGCCAACGGGACTGTGCCGCGTCGTATTCCGGGCGGGTGTAGGTGACGTCTGCCATTAGCGTGCGAATCCCATTTTGATTGATTTGACCGGCTTCCTTGCGCTCTGGGCGACAGCGAAATACCGGAATGCATCGGCTGGGTGAGACGACCAATCGTGTAGGGGCTTGTCCTTCCAGCACCCACGTTTGTCGTCCCATTCCTTGCGGTAACTCTCCAAGGCGGTGATGCCCTCCTCGCACTTGGCTTCATCGAAAGCGCATTTAGGAAGGATTTCGCGAGCCTGCTCGATGCCCTCGTCGATACCGAGCTTCGGCACCACTTGAAAGGTCATCGAATAACGCTGTCCGTCGATCTCGTAGCCCTCTCGGGCGAGTTCTCGCCGAGTTTTGCCATCGCTGCCGAATTCTCGGTTGTCGATGTCGTGCGGACCCCAGTGCTCGCCGTAGGTGTAACCTCGATCCTTGAGCACCTTCATGTAGTGCCGCAGGCCTTCCCCGCTGTTCTGGTAGAAGTCGATGACGTGGTATTCGTCGCCAACGATCCGAACGAACCAGATTGCCGTGGAGTCGCCAACACCGATGTCCCAGAAGGTGTGAACCGGCAAGTGGCTGTTGTCTGGTAGCTTGCCGATGCGCTGGGCCGCATACAGCTTGGTGAACTGCTTGGCGTAGTAGGCACCCTCGATCGTCTGCTGGAATGCTTCGGCAGGTATCGATGGGTATTCGCGCTTCATGTCTTCGCCGAGGGTCTTTTCCTTGGCGCTGTACCAGGCGCGCTGGCCTGGGTTTGTGACGATGCCGTGCTTGGCGGCCAGGTCGTCGAAGTACTTGGTCAGCCGGTCCGGGATGACGACGTCGGTCGAATCCAGCCAGTACAGCGGGTTCCGCCACCAGCTGAAGAAAAAGAACTTCCAGTCCAGCAGGCCCAGCGGCACGCCGGCCATCTGCTGCTTCTCGGCAGACTGGCTGTAGTCGAAGAAGTATCCGGCCCGACCTTCTGCTGTCGACTCAATGGTGACGAAGCATTCAGCGGCTACGGCCTCGAAGGCGCCGGTGACGATCTCGCGCGCCTTGTGCGGGAATTTGGCGCAGATCTTCCCGAACTCGGAAACGTGCAGGTAACGCAGCGTGCCGCCCCGGAATGAGGTCGAGACGTAGAGCGAGCCGCCCTTGCTGAACACCAACTCTCCGGCAGCGTCGTTGCGTGCCGGGTTGGCTGCCCTGATCTCCTTGGGCAAATTGTCGTAGGCGTACTTGACCTTCTCCCGGAACAGCCGCTTGGCGTCGTTCAAGGTGTGAGCGATCAGTGCGCACTTCGCAGCTTCGAACAGCGCCGCATCCAGTTGCACGATGCAGACCAGAGTCGTAAAGCCCAGCTGCCGCGCCTTCAGGATAATGTTTCGGGTATGCATCCCCTGGAAGTAATCGATCTGCTCCTGCGTCATGCGGAAGCGGACCTTCTTCCCCTGCTTGTCGGTGATGAAGTAGAGGTTGTTCAGTCGCCAGAATCGATCCCGAAGCAGCTTCATGTGCTCGGGCTTCATGTCAGGCATCCTTCGATAGCTCGTCCATCAATTGCGAAAGCTCGTCGGAGTCTTTCGACTGCTCCTTGTCATCAAGGCCGAATGCGGTGCGTTCGAGCACCTGCAGGTTCTTCATGGCCGAGGACAATTGGAAAAGGGTTTTGGCGTTGCTGGGCAGGGCAACCGCTGCGAGCATCGAGCTACGACGGAAGCCGCTCTCATCGTCGGCAGTTTCGTCAGCAATGGCGTCTTCGATTTCCTCGCGTCGCTTGATCGTGGTGAGCAGATCATCCATCAGCAGGTTCGCAAGGTTCGTGGCTTTGCGAATGTCCCGGCGATGACTGCGAACAACTGTCGCGCCCTCTTCCGCTGCCTCTTCGATGATCTCGGCGTCCCGCTCAGGGTTCGCACATTGATCGTCGCGAACCTCTCCGCGAACTAGCTTGTTGCGAACCTCTTTGCGGACCTGCTCGGAAAGATCTCTTGCCCAACCAGCGGCCTTGGCCTTCTTGCGGATGGCAGTGTCGCTGATACCGTTACGCTCAGCGATAGTTCTGATGGAAAGCGCGCCGGCCCGGTAGGCTCGTTCGATCGCCTCCCAGTCGGGTTGCTTGGCTGTCATGGTCTAACTCTGATACTTGAAATGGTGGCTGGTTGCCGGTATTGGTGATAATCCCTACTCACTGGCAAGGTGAATTCATGAAAGTTGATGTGACGATTGAATATGGTGCCAATGCCATCGACATCCCAACGATGCGCGGCATATCGAATACTGAGTACGCCTCATACATCGAGGGCGACTTGCTCTACGTTGACCACCACGACATCTTGAGGGCCGTCCTCGGTGACTATCCGATAGCAACGTCATCTGCCCAGGTCGAACATCTGATCACTTACCTGCAAGGTGTTGCGCAGCGGATGCGCAACGCAGAGTGATTCAACAGTGCCGCACTCACCGGCGGCACACCTCACTCAAACCAACCCGTGGCTTCTGTACCGCAACCACGGCAGTACACGGCACCATTGATCTGCTGACCACGACGCATGATGAAGAAGTCATCGGAGCCACAATTGCATTGATAGCCCTGGTCGCCCTCGGACGGACCGTATGGCCACTTGAACACTCCACGGTGCGAGCTGCAGGACGGACATTCAAGATTGCGACACCCGGCAGGCGCTACAGCTGCCCACTCATGCTTGCAGTGGGAGCAGATCGCCTCTCCCGCCGAATGCGGCGCCTCGGCACGCTTGAACTCCAGAACCTTGACGGTCATTCAACTCACCATGATGTTGGTCTGCACCTGAGCGTGCCCGTGCAGGAGTGATACGACCAAGCCCTGACGCAGGCCGGCAGCGGACTACTGACCAGCCCCACGGGTGGGGAATCTAATCTCGGCAATCCGATCTGCAATGTCGGCCAGCTTCTTGACTCCCAGGAAGCCAATGAACACACCGGCGGCTGTCGCAAGGTTTTGAGGTAGCCCGAAGTATTCAAGGACCGGGATCAGCCCAATGGTGATCAGTGTGCAAATCGCCGCTTCGAGCAATGCCTGACGACGAGTCCCCCCGCCGTAGATGATCCTGATGCCGGCCATAAGGGCAGAAAGACCAGCAGCATAAAGAGTCGGCGAATGCTGACTCAGCCATGCAAGCACGATGAGCCAGGTTTCTGGTTTGTCTGGCATGTTTGGCATCCGGATGTCCCTCCCTTTCGGGGAGCGAAGTAGGTCCGGCCCCAGCAGCACTCCCAGCTCGGAGCAATGGGCGTGGTGGAGCCGAAAACGAAAGCCCCGACCAATGTCGAGGCGCTAGATCAAATAAAACAAAAATGTTGTACTAACACAAAAGTGTTGTAGAATGGACTCATCCAAACAACGAGGCGAGGTGATGAAGTTCAGCGAGTTCAGACGATGGTTGAAGGCCCAAGGGGTGACCTTCGAAGCCGGCAAAGGAAGCCACTTCAAAGTCACCGCCCCAAACGGCAACAGGACAACCTTCGCGGATCACGGTAGCAAGGAAATGCCAGAACCGACCCGCAAGGCGATCATTAAACAACTGGGGCTCTGAGAGCCCCTTCACCACATCTGAATGCTGGACCATCACCTCCGAGGAGTGATCATGTACAACTACGCAATTCGCTTCGAGCGGGACGACACGCCTGGCCTGGCCGTGTTTTGCCGAGACCTGCCACAGCTCAACAGCTATGGTGACGATGAGCAGCACGCAGTCAGTGAGGCGCTGGATGCAATCGAAACCACCCTGTCCATCTATGTCGATGAGCGCAGGACAATCCCAGAGGCGACTCCAGCTCAGGCCGGAGAACACGTGATCTACCTGCCCGCCGTAACCGTGGCGAAGATCGCGCTATGGAATGCCATGATGGAGCGCGATATGCGCAAGGCCGATCTGTGCCGGCTACTCGGCGTGCATCAGGCCCAGGGCGATCGCCTGGTGGACTTCCTGCACACTTCGAAAATGGAACAGCTCGAAAACGCTTTGGCTGCACTCGGCAAACGCCTAAAGGTGTCTGTCGAGGCAGCCTGAATAGGTGCGCGCGTCTTTCCGCGCTGTTCGCCAAAGACCCTCCCAGCGTCGACGCCCCATTGCATCGATCTCGCTGATCCAGTCTCGCGCCACCCTGCAAGCATGTGAGGTCAGGGTGAGCGGGCTGCCGGTGTTTTCCAGAAGCACTGCACTTGCCGGCTTATCAGTGTCCAGGCCTTCCCGAGGGCTGTCCTGGCTACAGGTGAATTCAGAAAGCGGGAGAGATGTCGAAGTAGTAGTCCTTCCCTTCCTCGAAATGCTCGGCGCGATCAGCCACCACGTTCACGACGTATTCGCCGTACGGGGTGTACTTTCCGTAGATCGCGTCTTCTTCGGCTGGATTGGCTGACCACACTGCACCGAAGCAAAGCCGGGTCAGCGATTCCGACGAGCCCTGAACAGGCCCTTTGATGCGAAGAGTCATTTTGCAGCGGGTGATATGAGACATCGGCAGATCCTCTGGCATTGATTTGGCAGGAGGGTCTTTCCGGTCTTTCGCCTGCATTTGGGCATAAAAAAACCCCGCACAGTGGCGAGGCTCTTTTCAGTGTCAATCCCTAACGCGCAAGATCGACAGGATGGGTAAATACTCTCTCACTTTCTCACTCAATGCAATGGCTATTTGCTACGCCGCGCAACTTTCGATCAGGCCCTCCGCATCCAGCAACTCCTGAGCAGCAGAAAGCGCCTCATTCACCTGGTCTTCCAATGCCTTGCGGATCGACGACCGCCACCGATAACGAGTCGATTCCGGCTTACCGTCGTTGTCCCAATTGTCGATGTTGTACCAGGCGGCTGGCAGCACAGCGGTCGAGCGTTTCAGGGTCTGCTTGCGGTCAACGGTGTCATCCATTCCGCGCAACCCCTTCTCATTGAACGAGTCCACCAGTGCCTTATTCTTGGCAATGGCTTCGGCTTCCCGACTCACGACCTCGATAACAGCCGGCTCATGCTTCCCGCCCACCTGCGGGATTGCCCAGGTCAGGATCGCGCACTCACGAAACCGCTTTGGCGCTGGCGATTTCACTGAACTCAACAGCTCCAATATGGCGCCGTGCCTGCGCTCTTCATGCGTGGAGTACTTCGCGACCAGGGCCCGCCAGTGTGCCGGGGCCAATGCCTTGTGCAGGCGACCGAACACCCAGCAGTCCTGGAGTAGTGCCGCTTCCTTGCCGACAATCTCCCCCTTCTGCTTCGCACACTGCACCTTCGGCTCAAAGTCGCAGCCGCCTGCAGATGTGATGGTTTCGGCGGCGAGCGCCCGAACAACTGCGGATACCACGTTGCGATAGGTCATGCTGCTCTCCCCTTCAGCTCTCTTGTCTTTGCCCGGTAGTCGGCCTTAATGGCTTTGATTTCTTCAACGGTGTACTTGCGGGCCGGATGAGGCCCTTCGATCCAGGCCACCTTGTCGGCACCGATGCGCTGCACCAGGCGAAGGCGGTACTCCACCGTGTTGCCAGACAGGTTCCGGTTGCACTTCACACATTGGCGGTGGATGTTCAGCGGCTCGAACCGAAGCTCGGGGCAGGCACCAACCGAGCGGTAGTGCCCGGCGTCCCAACGGCTGCCCGTGATCAGGTCGTGATCGCTGGGCACCGAGTCGCAACTGATGCACGGCAAGTGCGCGTCACGCAGGCGCACATACTCGTTCACCGCAGTCTGGGCTTCACGCAGGTGTTCCGCCCTGCTCTTCAGCTTTTCCTTGCGGACCTTTATCTCGCGGCGCTCGCGCTGGTCGATGGCCTTGCGGGCCTTCTCGTGATTCGCCGGTGCATGAGCCAAGGCGCACTTCGGGCTGCATACCACCTGCGTGGTGTTGAACATTGGTGAAAACTTCTCGCCGCAGGCTTTGCACGTCTTCTGCTTCACATCCTTGATCGCAGTCCTCATGCCGCCTCCTTGCTCAACAAGTCAGTGAAAACCACGCCCTGTCCAGTGAAGTACGCAGCCATGCGATCTGTGTACTGGATGCCCTGGGCGCGATTGAACAGGCTGGTCACCGGAAATCCGTCAGTCCCGAACAGCTTGCAACCGCCCATCATGGCCAGCTTCGTTTCGTAAGGCAGATGGCGCATCACCCGATACCACTCAGCCTGAAACCCGGCATCCTCATTCAGAAGGATCTGCACGCCGAAGTGCAGCTTGCAGTACCGACGGGCGTCGGCCTCATCGCCGATCTGGGTCATCTCGGAAATGCGCTTGTACATTGCGAACCACAGGGCGTTTTGATCGAGGGTGCGGTCCTTACCCGGGCGCAGCGACACGACCACAAACTTCTTGTCGCGAAACATCGCACTGAGTTTCGTGATGGCCTCGGTGAGCTTGGTTTGGCAGTTGACGCTGATCTTGTCGGTCATTGCGCGACCCTCTTCTCTTCCAGTTCTTGGGCCTGCTGGACCAGCATCGCTCGGCGATCGGCCAACTCATTGGCTGCCTCAAGCCGCATTTCGTCCTTTCTCTCCGCGCTGGCTTTTCGCATTTCCAGCATCGAGTTCTTCACCAGTTCCAGTTTCTGGCGAAGCGCCGGCTCTGGCCGAGTGACGGTGCCTGTGAGCAAACCAGCGATGGCGCGACCGTCTTCCGTGATTGGCTCAACACTCAGGTCTGCCAAGTACTTCTGGCCGTGTTCTCGCGGGATTCGCTTCAGTTCCATAGCCTTGGTGACGGCCTGGACGCGGCGGTTGGCATCGAAGCCGACGGAGACGTGCCAGCTCACCGGTTTCGTGTCTTCGCGGGACTGGCTGACGAACCGCTCGTAAGCGCTGATGAACGCCATGCGCGCGCCTACCTTATCGCCGGCGTCGAGAACCGGTTTCGCGGCGGCCAGGGCTAACTGGATTTCGTCGGTCAGCACCACGGTCTCGAATTCATCGTTGGTGGTCATTGCAATGGCCCATGCCTCGTCCTTACCTGGTCGGCCGTCGGAGGACTGGACGCGCTGCAGGATGTCAGCCATTGCCAGCTTGCCTCTCACCTCGAATCGGCAGGCCTTCAGCGCGGCTTTGACGACAGACACCGGGTAAGCACAAAGGTCTTCGGCCATCATTGCCGCAGTGCCCGGGTTCATTTCCTGGCCCATAGCCTCGGCGGTGGCGCAGATAGCTGCTGCCAGCCCGGCTACCTGTTGGTCATTCATCTCAAAGGTATTCATTGCGTGCTCCCGCTTGGCGCTTGGCCAGAACCATTTGCGCTGCTTGCTCCGCTGCGGAGACGTTCGCCTCAGTGCGCTCCATCTGGCGGGCGGTTGTTCCGTTGATGCGCTGACCAGTCACCCACTGGGTGTGGTAGCTCTCGGCGTTGGCGAGCAGCTCGTTGAGGCTGTGGCACTTGCGCAGGACAGCGGCGTCGCTGGTTTTCAGGAAGTGCGCGGCGACGTGGTGGGCGACATCGGCGCCGAGGCGGTCGACAAGCTGGCCGAGCTGGCCACCGACCTTGGCGTTCCACACCGGCCAGGTGCTGTAGCGTTTGCGGTAGGCCATGGCGTAGTTCGCCCAGACCTTGAAGGTTTTGCAGGACTGGTCTTTGGGACCAGGCATGTCGGAGGGAATCTCGACCCGTGGAGCATCAGTGCGATCAACCACCAGCACCAAGTTGCGGGCCGGCTTGTCCGGACCGTCCTGCAAGTCCTGACTGGTATCCTGATTAGTACCCTGATGATTGGTATCCTGATTTGTCGGAGATTTTTCCGACCCTTGCTCGGATTTTTCTCCGACCTTGCTCGGATTTTTTTCCGAGGTAGATCGGATTTTTTTCCGACCTTTGTTCTGTGGCGGGGTCGGATATTTTTCCGACCCATCGAGCTTCTGGTTCCACTCCACCGCTTTCTCGGTCAGGCGAAACAGAGTGATGTTCGAGGTGCTGGAAAGCTCAATCAAACCAGCCTCTTCCAGCGCCTTCAGCATGCGGTAAGCGGTATCCGGCTTATCGGTGAGCAGTGGTAGCTCCTCGATGATCTTGGCCTTGCTCAGCGCGAAGAAGATCCCGTCATCAGTTTTGATTGGCTTGGTCCAGCTTGGGCAGCCGTAGACGAAGGCGAACAGCAGGGCTTGCTGAGAGTTCAGCCCCCACTCCAGCGCCTTCACCTGATTGATCGTGACGGTGAATTGCATATCAGGCCTTCCCGACCAGTTTGGCCAGCTCGAGGAAGCGATCGACGTACCAGTGAGGCTGCGTCTCGCGGGGGGATTGGGGGCTGGTGAGGTTTTTGCCGTAGGCCAGGCCCTTCTCGGTCACCGACCAGAACGGAACCATCTCCTGTTTGGAGTTCTTGCGCTGGAGCTGCGTGAGAAAGCCCCTGGCTTCTAGTGCACGGTTGAATGCCGCCGGCGCGTAACGAATGCCGTGATCTTTGAGCAAGGCTGTGGCCGACCTGGTGGGCATTGAGGAACCGCCAGTAGCGTCTGGCGCAGCGTCGACGGCGTAGCCCGGGAGAAACTTCGGGTCCAGGCCGTTGTTCTGGGCGATCTTCGTCAGCATGGCCATCTGGCAGGACGCCGCAGGCTTCAGGAGGCGCGTGAAGCACTCCATGATGGCGATTTCGCCAACGACCTTGGTGCCATTCAGAAAGACTTGCTCGCGGGCGCCCTGCTGCTTCTCCAGTTCATGCCAGCGCCGAATAACGGCAAGGCGCATTTTTGCGCTGTAGCCGGTGAGTAGTGTGTCTGTCAGCTCGCGATTGAGGTTGAAGCACGGAAGTGACCGACCCGTGCTGTCTTGATACTGAGCCGAACAATCGGCCCAGTCGATTTCCAGCTCTTTCAACATTGAGCGAATGTCGGCGAGCACGTGTTTGTGCGCTTTACCGGTGAGCTTGGCGATCTCGCGGGAGGACATCGTGGTACGCGACACGTTTTCGGAATTAACAAAACGTGTCGCGACATTGGGAGAGGTATTGCTTGAATTGAGTTGGCTCTGCATAATCGACCTCATCAAGTGTTAATGAATTAGCCGGGCCGCAATCCCGGCTTTTTTGTGCCTGGGATTCAGGCGATGGATTTCAAATTCGGGCGATGCTTCACAAGCAGTGCTTCCGCCTTCCGGCCCAACTCCCCTGCCCGCGCTTCAACTTGGCGGCACTGCGCGGCGAATGCAGGCAGGTGGGGCAAATCGACCTCGCACATCACCTGGTCGTCAAACACCTCGCTGCCTGTATCGATCACATCACCCAGGGCGCGAATCAGCGCACCGAAGCTCTTGTTCGCGCACTGATCGCTTGTCATCTGGCGGGCACCGATCAGGCCGTGGCGGCCGGCCAATTCGTTGACGCAGTGGTCACGGAATTCAGGCTCAAGCGCGTTGACCCACGACTCTTCGAGCCAGGACGGCATGTCTTGGTCGCCGGACAGCCAGCGCTGAACACGCTTCAGCCATCGGCCGGTTGCTTTCACGAATTCACCGACGTCGTTCTGCGCGGTGAGCGCGGCGAAGTCAGGTACCTCTTTGGAGATGGCTTTTTCCGGGAAAGCCAGGTGCAGCTCACGGCTCAGGGCCTGGGCGAAGTCGTCCTGGCTCAAACTGGTTCGAGCGATCTGGTTCGCTGCGTGAGCGACCAGCACCTGGTCACGGGTTTGAACGGCGTGTCTTGAACTGGACGTACTCATAGGGCTCTCTCTTTCGTACTCTGGGTTCATGCCAAATCGCTACTACTGATCAGGGATGAACCCATGACCCTTTCTGCTTCCGGTCCCGAAACAGGGACCAGCACCAAATCTGGAAACTGTTACCGGCCTGCCCTGCACACTCTCTGGTCCCTAATAAGGGGCGGAACTCATCGCTTGAGGGTGAAGGCGAGTACGTTGCTGTCAGGCTTCGCGGTGTCGCCGATCGCCTTCTTGAGCCCCGGCATTGCCACTCGCACAAGCTCGGAAGCCAATGCGTCAGGGGTAATGCCGATCTCCATCGCCCATCGCGCCAGTTCTTCTGTTGCGGTCTTCCTGAGCTCCACTTCTGCACTGGGCATAAATCCCCCTCCTGCGCCTTTTCAGGCCTGTCGCTTCTCAAGCTCAAACGGCAACTCGCCCAGGGCTCGCCTGACCTCAAGCGCCGCTTCGATGATTTCCCGACTGAGCACGCTGTGTTGCAGCTTCATGTCACGAGCAACGTCCTTGAGCTCCTGGAAGACTTCGTCATCGAGCCGCACCTTCACCTGGTGTTCGTGCCGATGCGCTTTGTCGTCGTACGCCATAGGTTCACTTCCGCTTTTGGGGTTGCGTGACTGGTTTAGGCGGCTGATTTTTGGGAGGGGAACGGGCGCTGCTCTTGCGCCTGAAAGCTGCCGTCAGGAAGCTCAAGGACGCGAATGTCTCGCTTAGCGCTTAGCGCTTTGTGGATTGCCGGGGCGGTCACACGAAGAAGCCTTGCGGCCTCGGACTGCCCTTTTTCAGCAACAAACTTGTCGAGGGGGGTCTCGTTCATGATCAAGCCTCGGGTTGTAGATGAGGCCGATATTAACCATCTGTTAATTTTTAATCAATACCGATGGTTTCTTCTTATTTTTAACCGTTGGTATACATTCGCGCGATGACTAAGAAACGAATATTGCCTCCAGACCGAATGGCGGAGTGCGAGGCTGCGCACGCTCTGTTCCTCTCGAAGAAGAACGAGCTAAAGCTCAGCCAAAAGAAAATCGCTGATGCCGCCGGCATGACACCGGCTGCTGTGAACCTGTATTTCAAAGGTATAAATCCGCTAAACGCTCAATTTGCAGCAGTATTGGCGCGCTTAATTCACGAGCCGGTGGAGGCTTTCAGCCCTCGCCTGGCCGAAGAAATTCGAAACCTGACCGGAGCCCCGGTTACGAAATCGCATAGCGCTGGCGATGCCTCCGGCGCAACAGCGGCTGATGCCCTCAGGGACATGCTGAGTCGCAGCGGAAAAAACCTTTCTGATGAAGCCCGCAAACGCCTAATTGCCGTCGTAGAGGCTGAAGAAGGCGGCGGCGTCATCGAACTCGACTACTACCGACCTGGCGTGGTGGGCGACGAAGTGTGGATCGCCCACTACGACGTCCGCGCGGCAATGGGTGGCGGGCAGATCCCACACGACTATCCCGAGATGTTTCAGGACGTACGCGTCAGCCCCCAGCATTTACGCGAGATGGGCGTTGAGTTCAAAGAGCACTTCCATCTGAAGATGGTGACCGGCTGGGGCCAGTCGATGGCGCCCACAATTAAGCATCGCGACCCGCTCTTGGTCGACGTCAGCATTCGCGAGTTCACGGGCGATGGGATTTACATGTTTTCCTGGGAGGGGCACCTCTATATCAAGCGGCTCCAATGGCTGGGCGACGAGCAGATCACGATGCTCTCGGACAACCCTCGGCACCCACCGCAGACCATCAGGGCGGAAGACACCTACATCCAGGCGCGAGTGCTATTGGTGTGGAATGCTCACTTGGTGTAACTGGGTTGTGGGCTGAGCATCTGGCCCAGAGTGCGGGCGCTGCAGAGGTTCTGACAATGCCGAAGAAAAAGCCGGAAAGTCAGGCTGCGGTGACTGCTGCTGAAATCGAGCGCTCTATCCAAGCCCTGAATAAAATGGCTGAACGCCTTTGGGGAGATGGTCGAGAGGCCGAGGCGAAAGCCCTTCTTGATGCCTTGGATGCGTTAAACCGGGCCCTGGACCGGATCAGGATTGGCGAAAGTCGTAGGGTTCTCCATTAAAGGTACAAAACAGCTGGTGGCTGACGAGACCTACATCCAGGCGCGCTTGCTTCTGGTGTGGAACGCACACTTGGTTTAATCGTGCCAAGTCTGGCTTGAAAGAAAGCCGCGATAGTGAAATGCTCAGAACAAATAATACCGTCGTCGTAGGCCACGTGTCCGGTATGCCTCTCGATATGGTCGTATATCACTCAAGCGGTGGGACCCAATGAGCAGTATCTTTCAAGGGATAAAAGCAACAACTGAAAGTGACGTTGAACAAAAAATCATCTACAAACTTTTGTCAACCCAGACCCCTGACGGGCTAGGATTTGATGATTCGGATATCCGAACCAAAGCAGATATCAGAAAGCTTAAGATTGATAAAGGTGCCAAGGAGAAGCTTTATTACCCGGACTACGCCATAATCATTGACGGGCTACCAGCAATGATTATCGAAGCTAAGACTCCTGGGCAAAATCTCTCAGAAGCCTTAAGAGAGGCCAGGCTGTACGCAACAGAGATTAACGCTTCATATCCACGCAACATTAATCCATGCGAATTAATAATCGCGACAGATGGAGTTGATTTCCACCTTAGTTATTGGGACAAGGATGAACCAGAAATATTTCTTAAGGTAGAGAATTTTGACAATCTCAATCCGGAGTTTACTAAATTACTAGGATTGGCGTCCAAGAAAGCGATTACAGAAAAAGCAAGCACGTTATTAAAATCAATTAAAAGCACCGCGCGTTACTTCAAACCAACTCAGATGCTGGGTGGAAAAGTAACCGCAAACGAAACGGTAGGTGAAAATTCCTTCGGCGCGAACGTTTCCATCGAATATAAATACTTATTCAATCCCGACTCTCTCGATGACAGAGCATCGATCGCGCACAACGCCTATGTAACGTCCACTCGTAAGCAATCACATATCGCCCCCATAGATAAAATTATACGCGCAGCCCTCCCCTTCACAGCTGTCGACGCTCGTCCTATCCATGACACGGGTGCCCCCAAGGAAATTGTCGATCAACTCGCGAACTTGGGTAGAATAAAAAATGAAATCTGCCTCCTTATTGGAAGCGTAGGCTCTGGAAAGTCTACATTCACTGACTACCTTCGTCTTGAAGCATTACCTAAATCGGTAACCGATCATACCCTCTGGATAAACATCAACCTTAATAAAGCACCACTCACTAGAGAATTGATTTATGACTGGGTAATAAATCAATGCATTTCGTTATTAAAGGCATCATATCCAGATACGGATTTTGACACTCTAGAGTTATTGAAGAAAATTTACTCGGTAGAAATAGGCCGCGTAGAAAGAGGAAAAGCAGCTCTATACCCAAAAGATTCAGAAAAATATATAGACGCAATATTCGCGGAACTTGACGCCTTACAAAGAGACCAATTTGCCACGCTCAATGGCTTGATTAACTATTTGTGTACCGGAAGCGAAAAACTCCTAACAGTTGTGCTTGACAACTGTGACAAACGGAGCAGAGACGACCAGCTATTAATGTTCGAAGTAGCATCTTGGCTTAAAGACTCGTTCCCATGCATGGTATTTTTACCATTGAGGGATACCACATACGATCAGTATCAAGATCAGCCACCCCTGGATACCGTAATTAAAGACTTGGTCTTTCGCATTGATCCGCCATTGCTAGAGCGAGTTATCTACAAACGCTTACATTATGCCTTGCGCGAAATAAAGTCGCAAAATTCTCGATTCACTTATTATCTTCCAAACAAAATGAAAGTAGAGTGCTCAAGGGCGGAAGTAGCCACATACCTACAGTCGATGATTTCGTCTCTTTTTCAAGATTACTTCTTCAAACGAATAATTACAGGATTGGCGGGCAGAAATATTCGAAAAGGACTCGAGATTCTCTTAGATTTCTGCAAAAGCGGGCACATTGGAGAAGACGAGCTGCTGAAAACGAGACAGAGCTTGGGTGAATATAAGCTTCCCAAACATCTCGTTGCCCGCATCTTATTAAAAGGCAAGAGAAAATACTACACCGACAGCGAGTCACACATAAAGAACATGTTCTTTGCTCAGGAAGACGACGCACTCCCGGACCCATTTATACGCATTACAATTCTCCAGTGGCTACAGAGCTCTGCAAAGCTATACGGCCCTAATCGAACTATGGGCTTTCACAAGGTCAGTTCGCTCCTCGAGGCGTTGCAGGCTGCAGGCCACTCCAGCGAGAGAGCAATTGAGGAAATCGTTAAGCTAATCCAGGCTGGCTGTATATTGTCCGAAGCGCAATCCCATGAAATTTCGCATGACGACTTAATAGCGATCTCTCCCGCCGGCTTGATACATGTAGATTTAATACACAACATTGATTATTTATCCACAGTGTCTGAAGATGTCTTATTCCGAGAAAATCAGTCCGCCAGAAAAATTGCGGACAACTTGATTGGAAAGGGTCCATTCAAAGTTGATACCAGACAGACCGCCATAAGCAACAGTTCCATTCTAACTACCTATTTGAAAAGCTATCACGAAAAATACTTTCTAGGCCCGGCAAAAGTTCTAAACAATGAAAAGCAGGTCAATCTTCTAAACATAGGAGAACTGGTAAAATTTGTCGATAGAGCTTCAGAAAATGACCATGCATTTAAGGCACATGTTAAATTTGAATTAGAATACCCGGAGGGAACAGAGGTAGATTCACAGATTGTTTCCGTTCAAGACTATGGTTTTTTTGTAGAGTTCGGTTTAAATGGCCGAGGACTTGTCAAGAAGTCCAATCAGGGAACCAATGTTCTTGGCCTATTCACGACGGTAGAAGAAGGCGACTGGGTTATAGTAAAAATTGGAAAATATAGCATGCAGCATCACGGCTTTGAGCTAACCTTACTTTCTATGAAATAAAAAAAAGCCGCTAAATGCGGCTTTTTTTTTGATTATAATAATCATTTTCTAAAATTCTTAAACTCTATGCCAAGCTTTCAGACTTTTCGCCATATAAGACTTCCTCGTTGCTCGTCCTGAGATACGATATCGAAAACCACTGTAAATACATCCATGCATTATCACAGCCCTAAGCTCGGAGTAATAGATACCCGCCCTTATAACTAACCATTACTCCAAGCCGCATGCAATACCTTTTTTTTAAATTCATAAAAATCAATCTCTTAGCCCCCATCAAAATGGAGATTCTGCCTCTGCTTGGCACTCATACTCTGAAGCTTCTGTCGATCGATTTGCAGTAGCTTCCCACCTCAGCGTCACCGACTCATCGTCGTTGAACGTCATGTCTATGCCGTCCGCCTCGGACAGCAGGCCCATCAACTCCTCCCACTCCCGATCTCCGTCCGTTTCCAGGCGGTGGATCGTCACCCAGCGCTGAATCTGCGCAACCGGGTGATTGATCATTGACGAGACTCTCAGACCAAGCCGCTCTATCCCGCTTACTTCCTGTCGCGCTACTGGCTTATCTGTCTTCTTCGCCTTCGCCATGCCTGCCCTCCAACTACTGTATGTATGTCCAGTTTTCGCAAAGCATATCCTACGTCGCCTAAAAATAAATTAACCATCGGTATTGACGTGTAAATATACCGATGGTTAACTACATCCATCGCAACCCAGTCCCCACATCGGGACCAGCTGCGAAGGGTCGAGAGATCCGCTGCTCTTTAACAACTCAGGATCCTCGCCATCGACTACCCCGGGTTTCAGCCGGTAAGGGCGAGCAATAAACAGTCGATGCCATTGCCAGCTCTGGAACTGGCCGCACTCCCAAATGTGAGTGTGCGAAACCACGCAAGCCACCCGATGTGACGCCAGATGCGGCAGCGGGCAGCGAGAGGACTCCGGCGATGAGCGTGGTGGAGAAACGGAATTTTTCACTGATGCACCTGGTTACCCGGGTGCATTGGGAAAACAACCGAGGGCAAGACGATGGTCACTGCAAGCGAGTACGTGGCGGGGTTCAAAAAGCGTCACGCTGCACCCACGAAGCCGCCGATCAACTGGAAGAAAAAGTACCAGGCCGAAAGGAATCTCGTGATCGATGAGGCGATCATCAAGCTCAAGGATGAGATGCGCGGCAAACCGGTGGACTGGGCTCGCGGCTACAACTCAGCGATCACCACGCTTGAGCTGATGAAGTCGGGAAATGAGTTGTAAACCTGGAGTTTACAACTGCCCGATCCTCTCTATGAGAGCGCACACTCTGGCTCTCCTACACGCTAATACCGGTGATACTCCTGGCCTCCGTGGTCACCACCGTAGTAGCGCCCATGGTCACCTCCGTGACCATCATGATGCCGATACGGCCAGCAGCCACCAAGCAGAAGGGTTGCTGACACCACCAGAATTAATGCAGTTGTGCGTTTCATTTGATCTTCTCCAGACAAACAATGCCTGTCGCTGTATCCATTTGATTACGCACAATTTCAGATAGTTCAAACAGTCCTTTCCACGCCCGAATCAAATATCCGACACCACCCGCATGCACTCCCCTCCGCGCCCAACGGCAACCAGCGGAATGGATGAGTGCAGCCGAGTTTTGTTGGATCAACACCGCCACTCTGGAGGCGACCATGTCAACCAGCTATGCAGACAGTGCGCAGGCCCGGGAGTGGGACAGGCGCTACGACGCTTGGGGGCGCGAGAAGAAATCGCAACCCGAAGAATTCCACGACTACGAAGCTGCCGAGCAGATTCGCACCCAGGCGCTTATCGATCGGGAAGCGCGTTTGCTGGAAGAGCGCAAAAGCCTCAAGCGGCGCATTGGCCTGGCTATGGTGAAAATGGAAATGGTCTGCCCTCCCGGCGGAGGCGCACATGAACGCTGAACAACGCGACCACCAGACGGCGGTTACCTGGATCGAGGGCGAGATCGACAACATGATCCGCGACCTTGGCAAGCCCAACGCCAGTTCCGCGGCGACATCGTCAATCACGCTGGCCTTCATGCTGCGCGTCATCAATGAAGGCGAGCATCGGCACTACAGGGCTCGAATCGAGCAGATCTACGCCTCCTACAACGAATCGACCAAGCAGGGAGCTGCAGCATGACCACCCCGCCAGTTAAATCGCTGATAGACGATCAGCTCGACGAGATCGAATCGAAGCTAATCATGCTCGGCTTCGGCCTTCCGTTTAATGAAGTGATCGGACAGCCGCGTGAGCGTGCAGTGGCGACCCTGCCGAAGCGCTTGGCGGCCACCATGAAGGGTGGCCGGATCGCTGTGAGGGTCCGGCCATGAGGATGATTTGCGGCAGCTGCAACCAGACCGGGATTCGCTGGATGGGTCGGTTGAGCCAACTAACTCACACCGAATGCCCGCATTGCGGCGGAACGAATTGCCAACTCGATGAACAACCGGAGCCGGATGAGCCAGAAACAGCCACTTGCAGCTGCGGCGCCCACGGCGAAGTGAACTACGACGACGGCACCGAGCGGCGTTACTACTGCTACAGCAGCTTGCCGATGTGTTCGCCATGACCGCGCGCCAGCGGCACCGGCGCCGCGCCATCCGCTGGACCTCCGCCTTTGTTGGCCTCCTGTTTCTCTCCATCGTCCTACTGGCCCAGGCAATCGGCGGCCTTGTAACTCAATAACCCTCACATCTTTCAACGCTGCGCACCGCGCGGCAAGGAACTGTCATGTCCGCAGTAATGAAGCAGGACGACAACGCGCCTGCCATGTCCGAGGCCGCGCTCGTTGAAGTGCTGAGTAGCAGCCTCTACCCCGGCGCAGAAAAGAATTCAGTCGTGATGGTTTTGGCTTATTGCCAGGCCGCGCACCTGGACCCAATGTTGAAGCCGGTGCACATCGTCCCGATCTGGAACCCGAAAGCGAAAAAGATGCAGGACACGGTGATGCCTGGCATCGGCTTGTACCGCATTCAGGCGGCGCGCACCGGTCAATACGCGGGAATAAGCGACCCTGAATACGGCCCGCCCATTACTGCGAAGCTGTCAGGCGTTGACGTCACCTACCCGGAATGGTGCCGAGTGACCGTGAAGCGCCAAATGTCCAACGGGCTTGTCGCCGAATTCACCGCCAACGAGCGCTGGCTCGAAAACTATGCAACCGCCAGCAAGGATAGCGCCGCGCCTAACGCCATGTGGAAGCGCCGTGCCTTTGCTCAGCTCGCCAAGTGCGCTGAGGCTCAGGCGCTGCGCAAGGCGTTTCCAGAAGTGGGATCAGCGCCTACGGCTGACGAAATGGAAGGCAAGACCTTCGAGGAGGCGGCGCGCGACGTCAGCCCGCAACAGCACACACGACCTGATGCTGAGCCTGACGCGCTTCCATCCTACGCAGACGAATTGCTCGAAGAGAACCTCGTCAAGTGGCAGCCGCTGATTGACGCGGGCCGGACAAGCCCAGAACACCTGATCGCGACCATCAGCAGCAAATATGTGCTGACCGATGCGCAGAAAGAAAAAATCACCAACCTCAAGGCCCTCGACGGAGACACAGCATGAAAATCCACAACGTAGCTCAAGGCTCCGCCGAGTGGCACGCTCTGCGCGCCAAGTACTTCACCGCCTCGGAAGCCCCGGCAATGATGGGCGCGTCGAAGTATCAAACTCGCACCGAACTGCTTACGCTCAAGAAGACTGGCATCACGCCGGACGTCACGCCCTCTCAGCAGTACATCTTCGATAAAGGACACGCCACTGAGGCGCTTGCCCGCCCGTTGGTGGAAGTGCAGATCGGCGAAGAGCTTTATCCCGTCGTGGGCACAAAGGGCAATCTACTGGCCTCCATGGACGGCGCGACGATGCTCGGCGAAACATTGTTTGAGCACAAACTCTGGAACGAATCACTCGTCGCCCAGGTGAAGGCCGAAGACCTCGCTCCCCACTACTACTGGCAGCTTGAGCAGCAGCTGCTGGTGAGCGGCGCCGAACGCGTGATTTTTGTTTGCTCCGATGGTACTGCCGAGAACTTCGTCAGCATGGAATATCGCCCGGTCGCTGGCCGCGCAGAGCAGTTGGTCGAAGGCTGGAAACAGTTCGAGGCTGACCTCGGCGGGCACGTGGTGGCGGATACGCCGTCGATCATTGTCGGCAAAGCGCCTGACGAGCTGCCGGCGCTTCGAATCGAACTCACCGGCATGGTCACCGCGAGCAACCTGAAGGTTTTCGAGCAGTCTGCGCTGGCGGTTATCGACTCGGTAAAAACCACCCTGACCACAGACCAAGACTTCGCGGACGCCAAGAAGGCCGTGAAATGGTGCGGTGATGTCGAAGAAGCCGTCGCCGCCGCGAAGAAGCAGGCACTGTCGCAAACCGCAACCATCGACGAACTGTTCTCGTCTCTGGATCGCGTCTCAGCACATGCCCGCGAAACTCGCCTGAAAGTCGACAAGCTGGTGAAGGCGCAGGAACTGCTGGTCAAAACCAACATTAAGCAGAAGGCCGAGCAGGCGCTGGCAGATCACGTTGCCGCGATCAATAAGACCTTGGGCAAGGTCGTGTTGCCGGCGGTGACCGCAGACTTCGTCGGCGCCATGAAGAACAAACGCACAATCGCCAGTTTGCAGGATGCGGTTGATACCGAACTGGCCCGGGCGAAAATCGATGCCAGCCAAGCCGCCGACAGCATTCGCCTGAACCTGACCAGTCTGGCCGAGTTGGCCGCCGATCACGCGTTCCTTTTCAGCGACATCCAGCAGTTGGTGACAAAAGCTAATGACGACCTGGTGACACTGATCAAATTCCGGATCTCGGAACATGAGAAAGCGGAGGAAGAGAAAGCCGAAGCCACTCGCAAGCGGATTCGTGAGGAAGAGCTGCAGCGGATCGCCGACGAAGACAAGGCGAAAAAGGCCGCTGCGGTTGTTGTGGAGCCTGCGCCGGTCGTGACAGCCGCCCCCGCTGTAACACCGGCTCCAGTAACAGCTGCTGCCGCAGTTCAACAGGCATCCAAATCGGCGGCGGCGCCAGTCACCCAGTCTGTGAATTTGCAGGCTGAAGTCTTCGATCTGGAAGCGTTGGTAAAGGCTGTGGCTTACGGCCAATGCCCGCTGTCGGTTCTGTCCGTCAACTGGGAAGCGCTCGATGCACTTGTCGCGGACCAGGGTTCTAAATTCAGCATGGCCGGCGTGAGGCTGGTGAAGGTGGCCGCATGATCAGCAACTTGAAATACGACATCGAGTACCGGCGCGATAAAGCGCTGGATCTTTCCAGCCAGGTCGAACAGCACCTGGCCGCGGGCGGACGGTTCACCAGAACCGAGCCCGCTCAAATCAATCCGCTACCGGCGGAGCGCTCGACAAAAATCGATCCCGAAACGGTCCTCAAACGCCGGCGCCCCGCCATCACCGCGGCTGAGCGCAAGGCGCTGCGGAAACTCGCGGAGGCATTATGAGCAAACGCAAACCGAATAACGGCTTCGTCCGGGCCGAACGCAGCTGCCGGGCGCTGTTGCGAACCAATCATGTCGCGGTCGTGAACATCGACCCGAGCGGTACCCAGATCATGGCGAACTGGAAGAGCTGCCGGCAGATCCGGAGCCTGGCCATCGCCAATGCCCTGTTCGACTTCTCCTATCACTGGACGATCTACCTCAGCGCCATGTGTCGAGACGAGCGCGGCGTCGAGTACGTCAAGTCGGTGGAAATATCGCCGGAGGGAATCTACAAGGTCGAGCGCCTGACCGACGCCATCGAGCATTACTACCTGGAACTGCGAAACAGCTGCAACCCGAATCACTTGGTTGCGTCGGGCTGGATCGCCATTCCCGCCGAGATATCGCTGACTGAAGAGCAGGCCGCCCGGGTGTTCGACGCCGTGGGTGTCTGGAGTCAGCAGAGAGCAGCATGAGACGAATCAACAACCAGGTGCGCCAGCGCCGACGACAGACATGGCTGGATCTACCGGCCCACGGAATTGAAGAGGTAGGCCATGGCCAAGAGCAACGCGGATATTCAGCGGGACAAGCGAGCCAAGGAGAAAGCCTTGCTGGACCGGATCGGCGCCGAAAAACGGTCGCTGATTGTGTCGAAAACGCTGGCTGATGCGATCCAGGTGCTGGGCGAGCGGCACGGCTTCGAGGAGTGGCAGGAGACAGTGTCGACGTTCGTAATCAATCTGGCCGCTGCCCCGACCGAAGAGTCCGCCCGCTTCGCCAAGATGTCGCGACACGTTTACGAGATACCGGAAAACGTGTTGCGGAAGTTGGAGTTGGCCTACAACCGCGAGGCGCTGCGGATCTGCCGCGATGATTAAACCGAGCGGATATGGCTACGGTTATCTTCACAATGTGACGACCAGCGCCCAGCCGCAGCAGTCGCATCATCCTGCAGGTCACAAAGCTTTTGGTAGGCGCCTTCGTCTGCCAGATCAGGTTCGGTTTTCATGTAGTCGTCGACTGCCTTGACCTTGTCTGCGAAATCGTCAGAAAGCCGTGCAGCCTCCAAAAAATATGCTTGCCTGTTCATTATTTTTCTCCTTCTGCTGGCCTGATGCCGGTCATCCGTAATACCCCACCACAACCAAAATTGCCACTGTCGCACCCGGTCACGGAGGGCGGCGCATGCATGGAGAACACCATGGCGGCGAGGCGAAGACATTGGCACGCAACATATTTTCGGCAGTTTTGCTTCACTCCGAGATGGAAGCCACTATCTGCTGCATGCTCGGGAGCAATTTAAACTTCTTAGACATTCTCCCGCGTAAGAGTCATCTCTCAAGCAATAACTTTTACAGGCCTGATCTGCACCAAAACGCCTGCACGTGCTGTAGTCCGTACATTGCGGTTCGTCCTGACAGGCGAGTGGCGATGGACCTGGGTCCCCGGCGGTCGGCGCCTCATGATCAGAGGTGCACCCCGATAAAGCCAGGAGCAAAACAGCCACAGCCATACTCACGTTTTTCATATTCAATACCTGATGATTTTCACCTCATTAAGCCTCACTACTTGATAGGCCCCATATAGAAAGTAGCTGCTCATCACCTGAAACGCCGATTCGCCCCTTCAGTGCAATTCACCACCAACACTGTCGTAGCGATACTGGACTAAGCCCGCAATTACGCATTGCCTCGGTCGTACCAATTGTTTGCCAGTTCAATCCCACACATTTTGGCATCTTCAATATTGTGAAATGGGCCATCGGCCTCACCGATAAGGCACTCTCCTCCTGGATCTAGCTGCGCTACTACAAGCACGCCGACTGGCACTGGATTGTTATCAGTACCCCACTTGAAGCGAACAAGGGCTCGTTTCCCGCTTGCGTGTGAGTGAAAGAATCCTGGCTCCCTATCGATAGCCATCGCTTTACCCTCTTTGATCCGGACTGATTCCGGATCATCAACCAATAGCCCACTTCAACGAATCACGCCAGCCGGCGAGGCAGGTTGGCACGCTGAAGGACTGGCTCAGGCCCATAGGCAAGATCCCGCCACTGGGCAAGGTCAGCAATCAGGCGAAGGCCAGAGCGAGCGTCTGCCTCCAGCCTTTCAGGCGGAAGGCTGAGCAGCCGCACCACCTCTTCACCGATCAGACGAATCGCTTCCACATCGACTTTCGCACTCATCGTAGCCACCGTCAGGTATGCGCCAGGTGCAAATCATCAACCCAATTTACGAATCACACCAGCCGGCGAGGCAATCGGCTGTCTGGAGCAGTTATGAATCCCTATATGATCACGGGCCCGGCCCAGATCGGCATCAGCGGTGGCCGCACCAGCGGGCACATGGTTTACAAGATCCTCGAGGCGCACGGCGGCACCCTTCCGTCGAACGTCCATCTGTTCTTCCAGAACACCGGCAAGGAGCGCGAAGAGACGCTGGTCTTCATCGATCAAATCGCCAAACGCTGGAACGTGAACATCGTTTGGATGGAGTGGTGCCGAGCATACGGGCAGCCGGACGATGCGCCCTGGTACAAGCTGGTGGACTTCGAAACGGCCAGTCGAAACGGCGAACCGTTCACGATGATGCTCGAGTACTACGCGGCGTACCGGAAGGCCGAAAAGAACCTGCCGCCGGTGCTGCCGAATTTCTCCAACAATATGTGCACCGCCTACCTGAAGGTGAAGATCGGCGAGAAGCACATGCGCGCCCTGGGATATACCGAATGGGACTGCGTTGTCGGCATCCGCTACGACGAGCCGAAGCGCTACCACCGCATGATGGCTGCCAATGAGCGCGGCAGTACCCGCTGGGATAACCTCTGCCCTTCCTACATCGCTGGCATTACCAAAGTAGACGTGGCCGAGTTCTGGAAAGCTCAGCCTTTCGACCTGGGTATGGATTCAGACTTCGGTAACTGCGACCTCTGCTGGAAGAAGAACGAAGGGAAACTGGTGAAGACCATCATGGAAGACCCGTCGCGGGTCATCTGGTGGTCAGGTACTGAAGAAAGGTTCGGCCAGGTCTTCCGACAGGATCGAGCTGACTATAAGACGATGGGCTGGTCTGCCGAGCAGCGCTCCCGGCAGACTGACTTCGATTTCGAGTATCTTGCTGAAGACATCGATTGTTTTTGTGGTGATTAGCATAAAGCAAGACAGAATAATCGGAGCTCAATACTAAGCACTCTACAAATCAGATCCAAAGTTTTTCGTCTCTATTGCGAACAACTTCAAACTTTCCAAATCCGGGCCGAGCCTTTGAAACTACAACAGTCTTAGCATCCTTTCCAAGCGCATCAATAACCTCTCCCCTAGCCAGCTTAGAATTACACCCAACTATGACCTCTGCAACACTGACCCCTGCCTCATCAAAAGAAACAAAGTACAGCTCAGATTCTCGCTCGAGCGATCCAAGACTTACAATCATTCGCTCTTCTTGCTCGTACCCCCAATGACTATGTTTTGTGACAAAAAAGCTCGTCAACCATTCGACCTGCTTCTCTTCAGTATCAACCATCGAAGGATCAAAACCCAGCCGATAGTCTGTATAAATTACTGATCGTAAATTATCAGTCGGGACATCAAATCCGATGCAAATACCTTTATGCTTTTCAGCATAATGCCCCCACTGAACTGGGCTCTTGTAAGATCGACTGAAGCAAAGAAAGCCAAATCTAGACGCGCTATCTTCTTTAAATTTTTTTGTTACGCGCCTGATATCAGGATCTTTCATGTTATGTGCGATCAACTCAAATGGATCGTTGAGCTCCATTATCGTCGCAACTTTCAAACGCCGATTTTTAATATTTTCGAGCCCATACTTAGCATCGCAGAAATGATAAACCCGCTTAAACTTCCCAGTTGCCATACCAAAGCCCCATTTTTTAATCACCAAATATACCGGCGAGGTCTCCCTATGCCCACAGAAAATCGATCCAGCAACACCAAGACGATGGCAGGACTTCCGCCATTTGCTCAGAAGGTCATCAGCAAGCTTCGACGCTTCGAGCAGTGCTCCAGCGACGGCCAGGGCGCAGACATTGGAAGGCACTGGTTCGACCTTCTGGTCCAGCTCGGACTGCTCAACCGGACACAACACAGCCCTGCACTATGGGAAATCACCCAGCAGGGAGAGGATTTACTCGAGTCCCAACCGGCCGATCGGCACAAAGACGCCGATGCGCTGACCTTTGAGTTTCTGCACCCACTCACCAAAGAGCGACGCACCGTCACGCTGACAAAGGCTGATGTGGCCGATGGGATGGAAGACACCTTCTACGAAAAGCTGGGCGATCAGCTCTGCCCGTGCGAGCCGGTAGGCGAAACGAATGTCGTTGACTGCAACTGCGACGAGTACTGCCACGAATTTGACCTGGTTGCAGACAGTGCAAGCGCGGAGCCGGAGGTTACGCCATGACGCACAAATGCTACCGGCGAGACCCAAGCGTGAACGCCGTTACCGACCTAGTGACCGACGAGCAACTGCAGGGCGCATTCCTGGGCACCAACTTCGGCCACACCGATTACCGTGGCCTGCTGGCCCAAGGTTGTATCAAGGCGCTGGCTGCCTGGCACCAGGGCCACACGCTCACCACCATCCTGGACGAGCTGCGCCTGATCAGCTGGAACAAGCAGACGGGAAAGATCAAGGTCACCGCCAAAGGTCGCCACTACATTTGGCTTGCCTTCAAAGGTCGTCCGGGCGTTTAAGGTCCGACCAGCAGTAACTCCCTCCCCCTTCAAAGTCAGCCGCTATAGCGGCAAGGACGAGGTCATGCCCAAAGGAAAATATCCACTCTCCGTCGAAAGCGTCGGCGGTGACACCTACATCGTGATGAGCCGGGGCCACCACGATCTGCGCGAGTTCATGGCAGAAGTCGTAAAGGATCACGGCGACTGGAATCTCGGCGGCGCCCAGCACGTCTGGATCAAAACCACACCGGCAAAAGGCGGCTGGAGTTACAACATTGTCGATCAGTCAGTGCGTGGTGCATGGCCGGCGACCTACTGCTGGGAGTACGGCGAAAGCTACGAAAAGTGGCGCGATATGGAGAGGGCATCATGATTGCCCTCGCCTGGTTCGCCTACGTGTACTGCTACAGGGGGCCGCGGTGATGAGAACGGTAACTCGCATCGTTGATGACCCTGCAGCCAAGTGGGGATTTCGGAGAGAACCCGCCACCTACGAGGAAGCCGAGAAGATCACCGGCTTTCGCCTGGACCGGCGCTCCAGCTTCTTGATAACCCGGAATGACGAAGTCGAGCAGGAGGCGCAATGCACCGTTGAATGCTCTGGGTGCAGTTGCGACTGCTCAAGCTGCAGCTATGGGTACAACGCCCACAAGGCAAGTGGTTGCCGAGAGTGTGGCGGTACCGGCAAACGGCGCATTTACTTCGGTTTCCCACCTTCTCCTCCAAAGCGCAAAGCCTCCTAACCCCTACACCACCTTCTGCCGCCACGCGCGGCATGGAGCTAAACCAAGCCGGAAACGGCGAGGAGTCACACATGGCAGCGACACAAAACATCGATCGTTTCCTGCGCCTCGACGAGGTGCTTCACACCACCGGCTTGGGACGTAACACGGTTTATCGGCGGATCAGGGAAGGCACCTTCCCAAAACAGGTTAGAATAGGCCCCAACTCGGTGGCCTGGCGCCAGTCAGCAATCGCGCAATGGATGCTTGATCTGAACCCCAGCAACGATCAATCAGTACATTGA